GAATGGTGCGAACTCGTCTTACTGTTTCGAGGCAGACTTTATCGAATCCATCGTTGGCGACGTCGATCAGCACGCCCTCAAGTTCGTAGCCGAGCATTCTCAAATCCGGCTGCGCCTCACGCGGTGCGCACTCGGCATTCAAATGCGCTTCGTAAGCTTCTGCGCCGTCGAAATTCGGACTGCCCGGTTGCGTTTCAACATGCTTGAGCGTGTTTTGCCATGCTTCGTAGAGTGCTTCGGCGTCTGTCTGTTGCGGTGCGCACTCGGCTTGCGGGGCGGTGATCCATCGGCCGTCTAGCGGGCTTTTAAATCTCACCGCCTCACCCTTGCCGCCATCGGCTCGGGCTGACAGTGCGGCTTGCCATGCGTCCCATGCCTTCCGCGTATCTGCGTCAATGTATTCACCGTGATCTTGATGAAGGCCACCGACATTCATTGATGCCCATTCTTCGAACGTGTCCCGCTCCGCATCGTCTGCCGCGCGTTTTTCGTCTTTCATTTCCTTTCCTTTCTCTCTGCGATCAGGTGATCGGTTGAAATCTGCGTCATGAGCGCGGCGAGTTCAAGCGCCCCGCTCTCTGTCGTTTGCATCAGGGTCGCAACGAGCGCCGCGCCCCGGTAAATCCACCATTTCACATAGGGCGCGCGCATATCAGACCTCGAAGGTGACGGGCACGGCGATTTTCAGCGCGCGAGCGTTGAGACCGGCGCGGGCTTCGGCTTCGGTGTCGAACCAGTCGGCGTGACCGCCTGGGAACACGTTCACATAAACGGTGCGGGTCGGGCGCTCGATCGCGGCCGGCTTCGATGTAGTTGTCACTTCGTATCCTCTCTTTCGGGTTGTGCTTGCCTGAAATACTACCCTAACGAGAGCATATGTCAACAGGAGATTTCAATGAAGCGCGTGCAATGCAAAGCGTTCGCGCGCTCCACTGGCGCGCAGTGCCAAGCGAAGGCGGTTCCGGGTAAGGAAGTCTGTCGCGTGCATGGCGGGGCGTCTGAAGGGGCGCCCAAAGAGAACCAGAACGCGAAGAAACACGGCATCTACGGAAAGCACTTCACCGACCATGAGCGCGAAACGCTGCCCGACCTCGAATCGCGCATCGGCACGCTGACCGACGAAATCACGCTGTGCCGGGTGCGGATCAATCGCGCCCTGGCGGCGGAAAACAGCGCGTTCGAACTCGACCCGAACGGGCTTGAAATCGTGAAGTTCGTCGACAAGGCGGCAACCGAGTTCGCGGCCGGCCCCGAGCACGTTCACGAGCGCATCGATTACGGCGCGCACGTCGAGCGCTTGCTGCGGCGGCTCGAATCGCTCGAAAAGACGCGCGCCGAACTGATCAAGCTCGGTCGCGAGAACCCGGAAGTCGATGACGCGCCAGTGACGGAAATCGCCGTTCACGTCGTGACGGCCGAAAACGTGCATTTGTACCGGGACGGCGGCGACGATGACGAAGAGGCTTAACCTCGTCATGACCGCGCCGCAGTCCGAGTTTTTCATGATGGAGGAAAAGTATTGCGCCTTCGTCGCGGGATTCGGAACCGGCAAGTCGGAAACGATGGCGAACTGCGCGGTGCGCGATGCAATGCACTCGTCGTCGTCGATGGTTGCGCTCTATGAGCCGACATACGACTTGATTCGCCTGATCATGGCGCCTCGGATGGAGGAAAAGCTGTCCGAAATCGGCGTTCGGTACAAATACAACAAGACGGAAAACATCATTTACACGTCGTCGAGCGGGATAGGCGACTTCGTGTTGCGCACGCTCGAAAACCCGGCGCGGATCGTCGGTTATGAGAGCTACCGGGCGCACGTCGACGAATTGGACGTGCTGACCGAAGATAAAGCGCGCATGGCGTGGCAAAAGATCATCGCGCGGAATCGACAGCGCATCACGGTCACGCAGAAAGACGGCAAGCGGAAAAAGATGCTCAATCGCGTCTCCGCATACACGACGCCGGAAGGGTTCAAGTTCACCTACAAGACGTGGAAAAAAAGCCCGAAGCGCGGTTATCGCATGCTGCAAGCCGCGACGGCCTCGAATCCGTTCCTGCCCGATGACTACATTCAAGGCTTGATGGATTCCTACCCGCCTCAGTTGATCGAGGCGTATCTGAACGGCGAATTCGTCAACCTGACGCAAGGCACGGTCTATCTGTGCTTCGACCGCAAAGAGAGCGTCAAGCCCTGCCCGTATAACCCGGCGCTTCCGCTTCATATCGGGATGGACTTCAACGTAAATCCCATGAGCGCGAGCGTGCATCAGGAACAGCCGAACGGCGAAATCTGGTGCGTCGGCGAGTTCGCGGAGATGACGAGCAACACGCACGACCTGGCCGACAAAATCGCGGCGCGGTACGGGCGCCCGTCGTTCGACCCGGATAAGCCGGACCTGTCGCACATCACGATCTACCCCGACCCGGCCGGCACGCAGCAGAAAACGAGCGCGCAGGGCAAGACCGACATTTCGATTCTTCGCGAGAAGGGCTTTCGCGTGATTCACATGAATGCGCACCCGACGATTCGCGATCGCGTGAATTACGTGAACGGAATGCTGCTCAACGCCAACCGCGTGCGGCGCTACTTCGTCGACCCGTCTTGCGAAAACGTCATCCAGTGCTTCGAGCAGTTGATCTATGACCCGAACACAGGGCAACCCGACAAGAAAGGCGGTGCGGATCACATGCCCGATTCGGTCGGCTATTACCTGTGGACGAAATTCGTTTGGGTTCCGGCGCAGCGCGTTCAATCCGATCACCTTCACCGATAGGCGGCGCATGAAACTCAAAAGCTATTCGACGCTGATTCACATCGACCATTACGGCCCGAAGCACGAGGCGACGCTGATCGAATCCGTGTTCGAGCACTCCGACGTCGACACGGTTTCCGCTGTTCTCACGCGCGTTCCCGATGGATGGATCGGCTCGACGCATATCAACCCCTACAGGATTCACTGATGTGGCAAACGCTCCGCGAGCGACACCCGAAGGATAACGACCTGCCCGACCGGGCGCACGCAATCGGGTGTCTGACCGCAATCCTCGACGGCACGCAATACGACGTGCTGCCCTACTCGTTTCACACCGAAAAGTCGCAGGCTGAAGAATACATTCCGCTGCGCGAGCGCCGGCCGTCAGTGCGATACGCGCTCTGCACATCGGTCGTCGACGACTCGGTCGGCCTGCTGTTCTCTGAGGAACACTTTCCGACAGTCGCGAGCGAGAACCCCGACGCGGCCGAAAAACTCGAAGCCGTCGCGAAAGATTGCCACATAAACGAACTGATGATCGACGCGGCGACGCGCGGCTCGGTTGGATCGGTTGCTGTGCTGATGCGCGTGCTGTCGAGTCGGCTGTTCTTTTCAGCGCTGAACACGCAATTTCTCACGCCAGTGTGGAAGGCCGACGCGCCCGACACGCTCGAAAAGGTCGTCGAGCAGTACAAGACGAAGGGCCGGACGCTGAAGGAACAGGGCTACACGATCGCCGACGACGATTTGGCGGTCGACTTCTGGTTTATGCGCCATTGGGACGCCAGCACCGAAACATGGTTTATGCCGTGGAAGGTGAAGGGCGAGCAACCGGCGCCGAGCGTCGACGACACGCGCACGGTTACGCACTCGCTCGGCTTCGTGCCGGTCGTCTGGATGAAGAACCTCCCAGGCGGCGACGACATCGACGGCAAATGCACGTTCGCGAAGGCGATCGACACGAACATCGAAATCGATTATCTGCTGTCGCAAGGCGGTCGCGCGCTGAAGTATCAGAGCGATCCGACGCTGATGATCAAAGAGCCGGCAACCGGCGACGGCGGTTCGCTCGTCAAGGGCGCCGGCAATGCGATCACGGTCGGCGCAGACGGTGACGCGAAGTTGCTCGAAATGAGCGGCGACGGCACGAACGCGCTGCTCGAATACGTGCGGCTCGCTCGTCAAATCGCGCTCGAATCGATTCACGGCAACAAGGCCGACGCCGACAAGATCGCGGCCGCGCAGTCGGGGCGCGCTATGGAACTGATGAATCAGGCGCTTATCTGGCTCGCCGACAAGCTGCGCATTTCATACGGCGAAAAGGGCTTGCTGCAACTCTATCGCATGATTGCGAAGGCGTCGCAAAAAGTACCGCTCGTCGACTCGAACGGTGTGCGCATCGAGGCAATCGCTTCGGACAAGCCGCTCTCGCTGAAATGGCCGGCATGGTATGCGCCGACCTGGTCGGACAAGCTGAACGAAGCAAGCGCGCTCACAACGCTCACGCAAGGCGGCTTGCTCTCGAAGGAAACGGCGACTGGATCGATCGTCGAGCAATACGACGTCGAGGATTTGCCTAAAGAACTCGCGCGCATCAAAACCGAATCCGCAGAAGCGGACGCGGCGGAAGTTGCGAAAGCGACAGCAATCAAACCCGTCCCGGATAACACCGGCGACTGATCGCGCTTGATGCGCACACCAAACGGCCCGCTCGATGCGGGCTTTTTTCATTTCATAGGGCGGGCTGATGCCCGAATCTGACACATGCGAATCTCGAATCTGCTTTCTACCCTGCTCGGCTTCTCGGGCCTGTTCCAACTGCGCGCCGATGAAGGCGACACAGGCGGCAACGCTCCCGACAACCGCCAGCCGGCGCCGAAAGAGTCTTTCTCCCGCGAGTACGTGAGCGAACTGCGCGAGGAAAACAAGTCGTGGCGGCTGAAGATCAGCGAGCGCGACACCGAACTCTCGACGCTCAAAGCGAAGGTCGCGGAACTCGAAACGGGCGGCAAAGACGCGCTCACGAAGGCCGAACAAGCCGCGAACGATCGCGTGCTGCGCGCTGAACTGAAAGCCGTCGCCGCCAAGCATGGCGCTGTTGACGTTGCCGACGCGCTGAAGGTGCTCGACATCTCCGGCGTGAAGCTCGACGAGAACGGCAACCTTGTCGGCGCCGACGAACTGTTCGAGAGCGCGAAGAAAGCAAAGCCGTATCTCTTCGGCACGACCAACACATCGAGCACCGAGAAGCCGCCGAAGCCGGGCGACACGAAGCCGGTCGACGTTCGCACCGCAGACGCGAAGGATTACGAGGCACAAAAAGCGGCGTACCTGAAGGCGTCGCGCTAAACCCGCCCGAAACCGAGCAGTAACCCAACCTAAACCGAAGCCCGCCATTGCGCGGGCTTTTTGCTTTTAAGGACGCATCACAATGCCGATCAGCAATTTCCCCGCCGCTCTCCAGCCGGCAATCCAACAAGGTTTCCTGGCTCGCGAGTTTCAAAGCGGCCTGGAATCGCAAATCACTTACCGCGCTGTCGCTGACCGCGAGAAGTTCGCGAACGCGGTCGGTGAAACGATCACCAAGACCCGCCGCGGCCTGAAGGCGCCGGTTACGGCTCCGCTGAACCCGGCCGGCAACACCAACCTCGACAACGGCCTCACGCCGTCGGGTTGGACGATCGAGCAGTACACGCTCGGCATCGACATGTACGGCGATACGATGGATTTGAACATGGTGACGACTCGCGTCGGCATCGCGTCGCAATTCCTTCAGAACGCGCATGTGAACGGCGTTCAAGCCCTGCAATCGCTCGACCGCCTCGCGCGTAACAAGCTGTTCGGCGCATACCTGTCGGGCAACACGCGCGTTCGCACGACCCTCGGCGCTCCGGCCGCAACGGTCGCAGTCGATGACGTGCGCGGCTTCCAGTACGTGTCGGTCAACGGCGTTCTCGTTCCGGTTTCCGGCACGAACACGCTCGCGGTCGTTTTCGCGAACGGCAACAGCTACACGCTGACCGGCGTCGCTGTCGACGGCTCGAACGTGTCGACCGCACCGCAAGGCGTATCGGGCACGCTGACGTTCTCGGGCAACGTGACCGTCGCCGACGCAACGGCCGGCAACTCGGTCATCGCTTCGAACGCCGCTTCGGTGCTGCGTCCGAATGCTCGCCTCTCGACCTCGGCAATCGTCGCGGGCGATCTGCTGACGATGCAAGACCTGCTGGCCGGCGTGACCGTGCTGCGCAATAACCGCGTGCCGACCATCGGCGGGCTGTACAACTTCTATGCGGACAACGCACAGTTGAAGGGTCTGTTTAAGGACGCCGATTTCAAACTGCTCTATCAAGGTCAGTACGGCTCGCAAGCTTACCAGACCGGCCAAGTGATGGAACTGATGGGCCTGCGCATCATCCCGACCGTCGAAGCACCGCAACAGACGCTTGGCGCTGTCGCTGTTCACCGCGGCATCATGTGCGGTCAGGGCGCGCTGATCGAAGGCGATTACGAAGCGATCACGAACAACGAAATCGGCGACGACAATGCGCTGATTGAGATGATCGACGGCGTTGCAATGGTCACGCGTGAACCGCTCGACCGCCTGCAACAAATCATTGCTCAATCGTGGTACTGGATCGGCGGCTTTGCTGTTCCGACCGACGTCACCGCGACGCAAAACATCATCCCGACCGCGACGAATAGCTACTTCAAGCGCGCTGTCGTGATCGAATCGGCCTAATCGGTCATGGGGCGCGCGCTCAAAAGGTGCGCGCCCTTTCTTTCGAGGCAATCATGAGTGACGCAAACGCGCCAGAAGGCGCACAGGCGGCTCTCGCGACCTCGGATGCTCCAACCGATGCTCCGAAGGTCACGAAGCCCGCCAAGGCGGCAAAGAATGCGCCCGCGCTACCGGAATCGGTGACGCTCGCGGCGCCGCATCAATTCTACGACGAAGCCGGCGACCTTCAAGCCTGGTGGACGAACGACGTCGTGACGGCTAAGGCCGAAATCAAACTGCTGATCGAGCGCGGCGCGCGCCTGCTCGGCATCAACGGGGAACAAGGCTAATGCTCACCGACGCTCAACGGGTCGACGTTCGACGCTTCTGCGGCTTTCCGCTCTTTGGTGGCGATCCCGTTCAAGCGTTCGGGCATCGCTTCTATCAGCATTACGGCACGCTCGAATATCGCATGTCTCACATGCAAGACGCGGAAGAGGCGGTAGTGACGAACTACCTCACGCAACTCACCGCGCTCGAAACGGCGATCTACGGCACGAGCGACAACCTCGACACCGACGTCGCCGCGGTGTGGACGCACAACAAGAACGAGCAGCGCGACCGTGAACGGCTGTTCGACGGCACGCGACGCCGTCTGTGCGGATTCTTCGGCATCCCGCCCGGCCCGGCGTTCGACGTCTCAGGCGGCGGATCAATCACGCTGGTGGTCTGATGGACGGCGCCAAAGCACAAGCACAGGTCTACAAGGGATATGCGCAGGTCGCGAAGCGCCTCGGCAGTGTGTTCTCTCTCTACCGGCCGACGTCGGCGGATATGAGCGCGGCCGCGCCGATCGCAACCGGCTTTCTCGCGAGTCTCAACGCCGAAGATATGACCTACCGGCGTCCGAACAAGTACGGCAAACCGACCTGGTTCGCTGTGATGGACGGTCGACAAACGCAGGTCGGCGATTATCTCGTCGGCGCGACCGGCACATTCTTCGTCGGGGCGCAGCAACCGCTTCTCCCGATTCTCGTCATCGAGTGCAATCGCACCGTCAACATCACGCGCCCGCAGGTTCAGACCGAATTCGGCGCCGTCTCGAACTACGAAGGCACGACCGCCGCAAACGAAACGCCGCTCATGACCGGCTGGCCGGCGAGCGTGCTGCAAGGCACGAAGGGCGAGAAAGGCGGCGTTGCGCTGCCTGGTGACGTGCGCGACGCATGGTGGTCGGTGCTGATGCCCGAATGTGCCGGCGTCATCCTCCGCTCGGGCGATCTGATCGCTGACGAACTCGGGCGCCGATACATCGTGTCGAGTGCGGAACTCACGGACCTCGGCTGGCGCATCACCGCGCAACAGGGGCAAACATGAGCGATTTGACTGACGTTCAGAATGTGCTCGTCGGAATGATCGCCGGCTGGCTCTATCCGAACGGCACGAACCAACCTTCAGCGGTTGGTTTCAACGTGCGCGTCGGCGCCGGATGGCCGACACAATCGAGCCTCGACGCCGATCTCGCGGCCGGCATCGCCCAGGTGTCGATCTATGCGACAGCGAGCGAACGCAAAACGACCCGCTACATGCAGGGCTGGCAACCGCTCGCGACATTCGCCCCGACGATCACGCTCGCGAAGGCCGGCAACGTCGTCACGGTCGGCGGCGCAATGCCTGCTCCGTTCTCGACACAAAACCTCGCGGTATTCGTCGGCAACTCACCGTATAGCTACTCGGTGCAACCGAACGACACGCTGACGAGCATCGCCGCCGCGCTCGCCGCGGTCATCGCGCAGGCTTACCCCGGCACGACAAGCTCGGGCGCAAATATCACGCTGCCCGCGAACGCCGCCATCGGTGCGCTTCGGACGGGCGGCACAGGAACCGCGATCAAGGTCATCAAAAATCAGGATCGCGTGTTTCAAATCACGGCTTGGTGTAGCACGCCCGCGCAACGCACGGCGCTCGCCAACCTGATCGATCCGAATCTCGCCGACCTCAAGTTTCTCGCGATGCCCGATGGCTTCAACGCGCGAATCATTTACATGGATAGCCCGCAGCAGGACATCGGCGAGAAAGCGCGGCTGTTTCGTCGGGACTTTCGCTATCACGTCGATTTCGCGACGACGAAGGTCATCGACGCACCGCAAGTCATTGTCGGCGACCTGAACATCATCACCGATGCCGGCGCCGTTCTAAAACCCGTCTAGGAACCCTATGGCAAAGCAAGACGACGCGGCGAGTTTCGATTACGAACTCGTCGTGCTGCATCAATTCGGCTTCACCGAGCGCGGCACGCGTATCAGTGACCCGGCCGCAATTCAAGCGGTGATCGACGAAGGTCACGCCGACAAGTGCGTGCGAGTCGCAAAGGAGGCTAAATAATGCCGATTTATCAAGCGAACAGTTTGAACGTTTCGGCGCTCTCCGCTCCCGGCGTTTATCTGCAAATCCAGACGCCGCCGCTGCTTATCAACGGCGTCCCGTCGAACGTGCTCGGCGCGGTCGGTATCGGCTCATGGGGTCCGGTGAATGCTCCGGTGCTCGTCGGCTCGCCGAATGACGTCGCGCAATGGCTCGGCGCAAAGCAAGTGCGGAAATACGACCTCGCAACCGCGATGGACGTGTTTTTCCTGCAAGGCGCGACCGCGATCCAGTACGTGCGCGTCACGGACGGCACCGACGTCGCGGCAACCGGCAAGCTGATGGACACCAACGGCACGCCCGCAATCGGCGCCAACCTGACGGCGATCTACACCGGCACGCGCGGCAACTCGATCGTCGCATCGATGGCGGCTGGCACGAAGGCGAGCACGTTCAAGGTGACGATTTCGCTGCCGGGCGTACAGGCGGAAGTGTTCGACAACATCGCCGGCTCGGGCGCTGCGCTGTGGACGAACGTCGTGAGCGCGATCAACAACGGGCAGTCGAACGTTCGCGGCCCGTCGCAACTCGTGATCGCAACAGCCGGCCCGGCAACCGCCGCACCGAACATCACGACGCCGAACACCTTCGCGACCGGTACGGACGGCACGACGACCATCACCGATGCGGTTCTCGTCGGCACTGACGGCAACGCCGGCACGCGCAAGGGCATGTACTGCCTTCGCAGCACCGCTGTGCAAGTTGGCGTCCTGGTCGATCACTCTGACCTTAGCGCCGCGTCGACCGTGCTCGCGTTTGGCTTGTCCGAAGGCATCTATTTCGGCATGCAGGGCGCGCCTAGCGCGAATTACACGACGGTCTCGACCGCACTCAACACGGCCGGCGCTGATGGTTACGGCCTGAAAGTGTTCGTCGGCGATTGGGTGACGTACTTCGACGGCACGAACAACCAGAACCGTTTGCTCGGACCCGCTACGTTTTGGGCGGGCAAGCAAGCATCGCTCTCGCCGGAACAGTCGAGCCTGAACAAGCCGCTCTACGGCATCGTCAGCACGCAGCGCATCGCGCAAACCCTGCCGTACACGAGCGCGGAAATCGGCGCGATCAATCAAGCGCGTCTCGACGTGATCGCCAACCCGTCGCCGGGCGGCAACTTCTACGCGTGCCAAACGGGCGGCAACGCTTCGAGCGCGGCGGGTCAGGATGGCGACAACTACACCCGCATGACGAATTACCTGTCGCTCACCCTGGCGGCGGCGTTCGGCACGGTGATCGGCAAGAACCAGACGGTCGACCTTCGCAATGACGTGAAATCGGCGATGCAAGCGTTCCTCGCGAACCTTTGGCGCCTGAACATGATCGGCGACGTCAACAACCCGACCGTCGCGCCGTTCACGGTTCAAATCGACAAGGTGAACAACCCCGATTCAGCGGTCGCGGCCGGGTACATGCAAGCCGACGTCAAGGTGAAATACCTGTCGGTCGTGCTGTACTTCGTGATCAACCTGCAAGGCGGTCAGACGGTTCAAATCCAGTCGAGCGTTCAGTAAAACCCCGGCCCGCCTCGCGCGGGCTTTTTCATGAGGCTAAAACATGCCGCTCAACGGCTTTACGATCGGCCGCGATCTGTCGGTCAATATCCAGACGCCGACCGGCGCCCTGCCGCTGTCGCTGATCACCAAGTTCACCGCCAAGCCCGACATCACCGACGTCAAGGTGAAGGGTCTCGACGGCCGCACGCGTCACCTTCGCTTCCCTGATGGCTGGTCCGGCTCGTTCGAAGTCGAACGGCAAGACTCGACGCTCGACGACTATTTCGCAAGCGAGGAAGCGAATTATTACGCCGGCCTCGACCTCGCACCGTCGACCATCACCGAAACGATCACCGAAGCAGGCGGCGCCGTCTCGCAATTCCAATTCGTCGGCGTGATTTTCAAACTCGAAGATGCGGGCGATTGGGCGGGCGATGCGACGGTCAAGCAAAAACTGTCGTTCGTCGCTGAACAACGCATCAGGCTCTAAACCATAAGGAATCGAAATGACGACTGTGAACGTCCGCAAGAAAACAGCAGCACCGGCAAGCACGCCGTCGAGCGAACTCGTAAAGAAAGCCGCTGAAGTGGTAACGATCGAAACGCCCAACGGCCTGACGGTGACGCTGAAGAAGCCGGGCGTTCTGTCTCAGTTTCGACTTGTGAAAATCCTCGGCGAAGCCGCGCGCAATCAGGTTTATGTGTCGATGGTGATTCCGATCACCTTCGTCGCGTCGATCAACGGCGTCGCGGTTAATTACCCGAATACGGAACGCGAAATCGAGGCGACGATTCAACGTCTCGACGAGGAAGGCGTGACCGCAGTAATGAATGCGGTCATGGAAAACTTCGGCGGCGAATCGCCCGAAGCGCAAAAGGAAGAAGTAAAAAACTAGCGCGCTCTGTGGCGGTTCGCGAATCGCTTTGGCTAGTGCGGAACAATATGCCGTTCGACGTTGCGTTTTCACTCGACGACGCAACTCGGGCGGCGTTCTGCATTGTGTTCTCGGAATTCGAGGGTAATGAATTCGATTATGGTCGAATGGAATTCAAGGAGCGCAAATAATGCTGGAGTTCGCCAGTTTGGGCGCATTCGCAAATCACGTTACGCAGACGACAATTCCCGCTGTCCATTCGCATTTAGGGCATGGGCTTGAAGCTGCCGCAGAGCTAATTCAAAACACCGCTCGCGCGAAACTCGGGCATTATCAAGATGGCGTCGATCACTTCCCGGCCTGGCCGGAACTCGCCGACTACACAAAGGCGGATCGCGTCGCCAAGGGCTTCACGGAAAACGACCCGCTTTTGCGCACTGGCGCGCTGCGCGACTCGATCGGGCACGCGGTGCGAGGGTTCGAAGCGGTGATTGGCTCGACTTCAGACGTTGCTGTCGCGCAGGAATTGGGAACTGACAGAATCCCGCCGCGCCCTTTCCTCGGGCCGGCGGTTGTGCAAAACGAGGAAGCCTTGCGCGCGCTATGGCATGACGTGCTGCTGCGCGGCTTCCTAGGGCGCGGCGTCAATTCGACGACGCAAATGAACGGCACGCGCCTAAGAGATGGCGACTAAACCGCCGCGGCGACCATCACGACGACACAGAACAGGAATGTGATGCTGATAGCCGCCGCGATCGTCAGCACGATCACCTTAAGCGACCGCATCCACAAGCTAAAGAACTTGTCGAATCCTGTTTCGCGCTCGACGGCCATGAACCGGGCGCGGGGTTGCGGGTATTGAACGGCGCTGAAATTGGACGCCGCCCAATCGTGGAGTCTAAAGCCTAGCCGACTTCTCATTGCCAACTCCCAAGGGGGCTAAAATTTTTGAAGCATTCAAAATCGGGGTTCGCGTATCCCTGATAAACGGAGTATCGCACGGCCTTTTGCAAATGGCAAACCAGTTCGGGCACGCGGAGCACGCGGCCGAACGTTTGCGGCGATCCATTCAGCGAATGAGCGGCGCCACACGTCTAATGTTCGGCGGCGCACTAACGACCGGCTTAGGCGTTGGCCTTGCGATGGCGTTTAAAGGTCCGCTCCAAGAGGCGAATAAGTTCGTCAAGCTGCAAAACGACATTCTTAGCAACGGCGCCAAACTGGCGCAATTGAAAGGCATCACCGATTGGGCGAATAACGACAAGTCGATTCGCAATCTGTCGGTGAACGAGAAAATGGCTGTCGCGGTCGAGTCTTTCGCTCTGACGCGTGACGCGGGTCGCGACGACGTGCATCACACGCTGCGCCTCGCGCCGATCCTGGCAAAGATGGAAGCGATCGACAAGGCGAGCGGCAAGCACACGTCGGACGCCGAGCGCCAAAGTTTCGTCAAGGCGCTTGAACTGAGCGGCGGTTTCAATAACGGCGTGGACACCGAAGCGCGCGCCGACCTGCTCTACAAACTGATGGCATCGGGCAACGGAACGCTGCGCGCGGGCACGCTGCGCGCGATCTTTGCGGGCGACCCGGCCGACTTGCAGAAGGTGTCGAACGGCTTTCTCGCGCGCGCCGAGCCGATCATGCAGCAGATGGGGCCTGGCTTCGCAATCGCGATGCGCACGCTCCAAAACCGCATGCTCGCGCACGTCGGGTTCAATGGTCCGACAGGCGGCTATCAGCTTGAAAAGCTGAAGAAGTGGGGCGTCATGGATAAGGATGGCCATGTTATCGACTCGCCGACGCTTATCAACGACACCGACAAGTGGGTTCAAACGCACATGCCGGAGTTTTACAAGGCAGCGGGCGCGACCGACGACGCCGGCCGGAGAATGGTCGATCAGATTATCGGCAGTTCGACGGGCGCAAAGCTGATCGGCAATTTCCAGCGCGAAAGCTCGCTCATGGAAGCCTCGGAAAAGGCGGTCGGACGGCAAAGCGGCATCGACGAATCGCTCAAAAAGAAGGGTTCGCCGCTCGATCAGCAGATGACGGTTCTCACCGCGAAATGGCACGACCTGATGCTGCGCATCGGCATTGCGGTTTTGCCGATGGCGATCAGGGGTCTGTCGAAGCTTGCGAGCATCATGGAGTCGGTCGCTGGATTCGCGAAAGAGCACCCGAACCTCGTGAAAGTGTTGGCTGTTGCGACCGCGCTGTTCGGTGCGTTCCTCGTGATCGGCGGCGCACTCTCTCTCACGATTGGCATTATCGGAACGCTCGTCGGCGCAATCGGCGTCGTCGGCGGTGTCGGCTTGTTTGGCGCGCTCGCCGGCCTTGCGATTCCAATTGGCATCGCGGTTCTCGCACTCGGCACGCTCGCGGCGGCTGCGTATGCGTTCAGCCCGCTCACGCAAAAGGAAATCGACGCGGCAAAGACAGGCGGCGGCGTCAAACTTTCGGCTGGCGCACAGAAGCGCGTCGACGCTGGCGAGGTTGGCGACAGCCCTAATGTCAAGACCGGCGCGCAAGCTAACGCGGGCGGCAAGGGCGGCAACGTCTACCTCGACGGCAAGAAAGTCGGCTGGATCATGGACAAGCATCTCAGCAAGCAAACCGCGAGCGCCGGCAACTCGAACACGTTCGATCCTTCAATGGGGCAACTGCCCGCAGGGATGGCTTACTGATGGCGACCATTCTCACCCTTGGCGATGTGACATTCTCAGAATATGAGGTTCCCGAGCACATCGCCGTTCGCACCGCTCACCGCGCCGTCGTTCACCGATTCGTCGGCGGCGCCCGGCAGATTGACATGCTCGGCGCCGATCACGCGCCGATCGACTGGTCGGGCTGGTTCGTCGGCTCGACCGCACTCGACCGCGCGCTCACGCTGAAGTCGATGCACGATGACGGCTTGCCGCTCACGCTGTCATGGTCGGAATTCCTTTACAAAGTCGTCATCACCGAGTTCGAGGCGGATTTTCAGCGGTCGTATCAAATCCCGTACCGCATCTCATGCACGGTGGTTCAGGACTATCTGAACGATGACGGCGGCGGCGCCGTGCCGAGCGTCGACGATCTGATCAACACCGACTTGTCGAGCGCGACGTCGCTCTCGTCAAGCTTCCCGTCTCTCGCCGCGCCGATGGCATCGCTCAATTCGGCGATCAGCGCGGTTTCATCGTTCGCGACGGCGGCGAAAAGCACGATAAACGGCGTGCTTCAACCGCTCAACGCGGTTCGCTCCCAGGTGCAAGTTCTGATTTCGTCGACTGAAAACACGCTTATGAGCGTGACGACGCTCGGCGGCATCCTGCCGAGCAACCCGCTCTCACGGCAGGTCGCGAGCATCAGCACGCAGATAAACGCGATGCAGAATCAAGCCGCGCTCGTGCAGTTGAACAGCACGCTCGGGCGCATGGGGTCGAACCTCGGGCAAATCAACAGCGGCGTCAAGACGGTTCAGGTCGGCGGCGGCAATCTCTACGATCTGGCATCGAAGTTCTACGGCAAGGTGAGCGGGTGGACGGCGTTGCAGAAGGCGAACCCGCAACTCGGCAATGACACGAACATCAGCGGCAACCAGACCATCACCATCCCGCCCTATACCGGCGACTCAGGAGGCGTATTAGATGCCTAACACCGCGCAGGCGGTACGCGGCGCGGTGAAGTTGAGCGGCAAAGATCAGAACCCGACGCCGATCACAGGTTGGATCGCGTTCGACGTCGACAACAACAACTTCGCGAGCGCGGACAATTTCTCCGTGACGTTCGCCGCCAACAAGCTCCCGCCCGATCGCAATTTGCAATGGTTGTCGGACCAAACCGAGATTTACGTCGAGATTTTCGCGGGCGTGCCGGCCGATCCGTCGAATTGGACGGCCGAAGAATTGGCCTCGCTGATTTACGGTCAGGTCGACACGCTCGAATATGACCCGGTCGCCGGCACGGTTCACGTTTCCGGCCGCGACCTAACGCGGGTTTTCATCGACTCGAAAACAACCGAGAAGTGGCAAAACAAGACGTCATCGCAGATTGTGACGCTTCTCGCGCAGCGGCACGGCATGACGGCCGACGTCACCGAAACGACGACGCTCGCCGGCAAGTTCTACGAAATCGATCACGACAAGATGACTGCGGCGCGCACCGAATGGGATTTGCTCTGTGAACTCGCGCGTCACGAGCAGTTCGACGTTTGGGTGTCGGGGCATGTGCTGAACTTCAAGCCGAAGCCCGACGCATCGAGCGTCGCGCCCTTTCGCGTCACCTGGGCGCCGCCCGACAGCGAAACCGGATACTCGGTGAGCAACGTCGAAGGGCTGAAGCTAGAGCGCGCGCTGACGGTCTCGAAAGGCATCGTCGTCGTCGTGCGTTCGTGGAATGACGCGGCGCAAAAGGTGTTCACCGCGACGTTTCCGCCGAACAAGCAGACGGCAATCAAGCCGGGCGCATCCAAGATCGGCAGCGGATCGCAGACGTATTACTACAGCGTTCCGAACCTCACGCAAGAGAAGGTCTTGAAGTTCGCCGAAGCGAAATACGCGCAAATCATTCAGCACGAGATGAAATGCGAGTTCGCTATTCCAGCGGCCGGCGCCGACGCACTCACCGTGTCGAGTGTGATCCAGTTGGCCGGCACCGGTACGGCGTGGGACCAAACCTATTTCCCCGACTCGCTGCGGCGCGCGCTCGACTTCGAGAGCGGTTACACGCTGTCGGTGAGCGCAAAGAACCATTCACCCGACACGCAGGAGGCGAGCGATTGAGCCGTTTAGCTAATGCAATCAGTCAGCGCGCGGCGCTCGCGATGCTCGACCTGACGACGCCGCGCACCGGCCTGATCACGTCATACGATCCGGCGAAACACGCGGTCAAAGTCGAGATTCAACCCGAAGGCGTCGAGGTAGCGGGCTGGATTCCGCTCGGCGCGGCCGGCGTCGGCAACGGCTTCGGCATCGTGTGCGGCCCGAATCTCGGCGATATGGTGCAAGTCGTATTCGACAACGCATCACCGAACGCGCCGCGCATCACCGGGCGATTCTTCTCGAACGTGAACGTGCCGCCGAACGTACCGAGCGGCGAGACCTACATCGTGCATAAGTCGGGTTCGTTCCTGAAGTTCCATAACGACGGATCGGTTGAGATGAATGCGGCGGCGGGCGCTACTTACGCTGCAACGTCGCACACATTCACTGGCCCGGTCACGATGAACGATACCGCGCTTATCAAAAAAACGATCACTGGTCAGGGCGGAATTGCTGTGTCGGGCGACAACGGCACCGGCAACGCTTCGTCGGTGAATGGCAATTTCGCGACAACCGGCACGATCACAAACAACGGCAAGAGCATCGGAAGCACGCACACGCATAGCGGCGTGACAACGGGCGGCGGCACAACGGGGGCGCCGGTATGACGGATATTTATCATCTCTGGTCGGGCGATCTAAACGTCTCGGCATCAGGCGATCTTTTGCTCGCCGACAGCAGCGACACGACGCAGCAACAGATTCTTCGCGCGCTGCTTACAAACCCGGCCCTATCCGACCGCGCCGGCAACCCGCTCGCAACCGCGGATTACTCGGATCATCCGACATTCGGCGCGGGCCTGCCGCGGCGCGTCGGCTCGACGCTCAACGTCGCGGAGCTACGCGCCATCATTCGCGGCGTCGTGGTCTCGTTCCCAGGTGTCGCGCGCAACCCTTCGCCAGTGATCGACGTTCTGCCGTTTAACGACGGCGCGACGATCAATATCCAGTATGCGGACCTGATCACCGGCACGACTGAAACCCTCTCCTTCGACATCAATCAATGAGCGTCAATACCCAATCATTCACGCAAATCTTGACCGGGTTCGCGACGACTGTGCAGGGCGCCGCCTCGTCGCTCGTGAACTTCGTCATCGGCTCGGTGCTCCGCGCCATCGGCGAGGGTACGGCATGGGTCGCGCTCTGGCTTCAGGGCTTGATCCTGAATGCGATCGCACTGACGCGCGCGGCGACGTCGAACGGCGCGGACCTCGACACCTGGTTCGCTCAATACGGATTCACGCGGCTCGCGCCGACAGCGGCAAGCGGCGCGGTCACATTCTCGCGCTTCACGACGACGCAGCAAGCGCTCGTCCCGGTCGGCTCGATCGTTCAGACTGGCGACGGCACGCAGCAATATAAGGTCGTCGCGGACACGACGAACGGCGCATATAGCGCGACGCTCGGCGGCTTCGTCATTGCGGCCGGCTCGGCGTCGGTCACATGCGCGGTCGTCAGCATCACACCCGGATCGAACTCGTTGAGCCTGCCTGACTCGTCGGGCAACGTGAGCGCAAACACCATCACGGCGCTTTACCAGTCGATTCCATTCGTCGACACGGTGACGAACGCCCTGCCCTTCGCGAACGGCGTTGACGCTGAATCTGACGCCGCGGCGCGCGTGCGCTTCGTCGGGTATCTGGCATCGCTCGCACGAGCAACGAAAGCCGCGATCGGCGCGGCAATCACGGCGCTCGGCTCGAACTTTACGTATTCGATCGGCGAGAACCAGACAAAGGCCGGCGTGACGCAAATGGGCTACTTTTACGTGATCGTGGACGACGGAACCGGCGCGCCGAGTTCGCCCGTTCTCTCGGCGGTTTATAACGCTGTCGACGCGGTGCGCCCCTTCACATCGACGTTCGGCGTATTTGCGCCAACAGTCGTCAATGCGACCGTCGTGATGACGCTGCAAACGACCTCGATCGGCGTTGCTCACTCGACGACGTGCTCGCTCGTGCAAACGGCGTTGCTCTCGTATATCAACACGCTACCGCTCGGCGCGAAATTGCCTTACTTCAAGCTCGGGCAAATCGCGATCGACGCATCGAGTGACGTGCTCAGTGTGCTCACGCTGACGATCAACGGCGGCACGTCCGACCTGACGGTGACGAATCAGCAGGTCGTCAAATCGTCGTCTTGCTCCGTATCGTGAGGGTCGACCGATGACAGGTGATCAAAGCGATTTTTTCAAGCGCATCAAAGCGCGCATGCCTAACGGCTGGTTCGGATCGACCTCTCCGATTCTCGATGCGCTGATCAAAGGCATCGCCTCGGCATTCGTTGTGGTGTATGCGGCCTATCAGTACATGCTCGCGCAAACGCGGTTGCAGACGTCGAGCGATGGTTGGCTCGACCTTTCTGCGGCCGATTACTTCGGCGAGAGCGGCTTGCCGCGACTGGCGAACGAAACCGATCCGAACTACCGCACGCGCATCAAAATCAACATCATCCGAGAGCGCGGCACGCGCGCGGCGATCACGAAGATTCTGACCGACCTCACCGGGCGCGCGCCGGTCATCGTCGAGCCGACCCGGCCGCAGGATACCGGCGCCTATGGCTTCGCGATGGGTTACGGCGTCGCGGGCGCTTACGGCTCGCTGCTGCACACCTATCAGGCGTTCGTGAAAGCGTATCGCCCTTCCGGCTCCGGCCTTCCTTACCTTCAGGGCTACGGCACGTCACCGGGCGGCTACGCAACGCCGTCGCGCGCCGCTTACGCCAACATTGGCGACATGACGACCGGCGTCACCGATGCGGCGATTTATGCCGCGATCGCTTCAGTGCTTCCCGCCGCGACTATCGCATGGGTCGCAATCAGTAGCTAATCCCCGCCGATATGCAGCACCAAGCCCGCCGCGCGCGGGCTTTTTCTATTGGAGATTCACTTGGATCGTCAGATTGTTTACACCGGCGCGGTTCCTTTGGAAACCGACCTGCTGAACACGAACAAAAACGCGATGTTCGCGCTCGGGCAGTTGTGTCAAGACGCATTCGGGCAAGGCGTGAGCGGGCCATTCTTCACCGGCCTCGCATGCGTGCCGAACACGCCCGCAGCGATGAACGTCATCGTGCAACCCGGCGCCGTGTATGCGCAGGCGGCGCTCGATGCGACCGCATATTCGTCACTCGCGGCCGATTCGACCGTGACGATGAAGCAAGGCATTCTCAAAACCGCGCAGACGTTCGCGACGCCCGCGCCCGTCACGAGCGGTCAGTCGATCGTGTACCTGATTTCGGCATTGTTCCTCGAAGCCGATACGGGCGCGACCGTGCTCCCGTATTACAACGCATCGAATCCGGCGCAGGCGTATAGCGGCCCAGGTAACGCCGGGACGTCGCAGAATACGACGCGGCAAAATACGGTTCAGTTGACGCTCACGACGGGAGTGCCGGCGACTACCGGCTCGCAACTGACGCCCGCAACGCCGGCCGGTCAGACGGCGCTCTACACGGTCACGGTCGCCTATGGCGCGTCGACGGTCGTTGCGGGCAATATCGCAAGCGTGTTCGGTGCGCCTCGATTCACCGGGTTCGCGCGCGGCCTTCAGGCTTCCGCGTTCACCGTTATCACTGGCAACACTACGCTTGTCGCTTCGCATGCTGGATCGACGATCGTCGGCGGCTCCGGGACGGCTATCACTGCGACGCTTCCGCTTGCTGCTACCGTTCCCGCGGGTGGTCGCCTCGAATTCATTAACCCTTCGATTGGTGCGCTTACCGTCACACGCCAAGGATCAAACAACCTTCGCTGGACGGATTCAAATGCAGTTTCGTCGGCGCTTGGCAATGGTGATTCGCTGGTTGTCGAGAGCGACGGCGGTTCGACGTGGTATGTCGTGGGTGGTACGGCGCAGCTTCCGGCATCGCCTTATTTCGGCGCAAACCTTGCCGCATCCGGCTATCAAAAGCTGCCGAGCGGGATGATTATCCAGTGGGGTTCGGGGTCAACTTCATCGGGGACATCCAACACCGTTTTCCCCCTTCAGTTTCCAAACTTATGCCGTCAGGTTGTCGCAACAATTTCGGGTGGTAGCTCAATTTCCACGGCGGCTTATTGGGTAACTATCGGCGCGGTTTCGGCTGCTAGTTTCTTCGCGTACACGACTCACGACGGAGCGACGGGAAGTACAAACCAGTTTAACTATATAGCCATTGGATATTGATGATGGGCCAAAAACAAGCAGCGTATGACGCAACCGGCGCAATCGTCGCCTTTTACGACAGCATCGACAGTCCGGCGCCAGCGGGCGCTCAGGTGATCGCTATCACTGAAGCCGAATGGCTCGACTGCCTCAACAATCAAGGCTCGAAGTTCGTCGAGAACGGCGTGCTCGCCGATGTGCCGCCGCCGAGCGATGCCGAATTGCTCGCCGCAGCGCAAGCCGCGAAGATCGCCGAACTGTCGGCCGCGTGTAAGGCGTCGATCGTCGCGGGCTTCACGTCGAGCGCGCTAGGCGCGGCGTACACCTACCCGGCGAAAGACACCGATCAGCAAAACCTCGCGTCGTCGGTGATCGACTCGCTGTTGAGCGATGGCGCGGCCGGTTGGGTTACGCCGTTCTGGTGCGCTGATGCGGCGGGTTCGTGGGCGTTCCGCATGCACAGCGTCGCGCAGATTCAGAAGGTCGGGCAAGACGCGAAGGCGGCGGTTCTCGCCTCGATGGCGAAGAATCAAGCGCTCGTCGGTCAAGTCGCCGCGGCCTCGACCGTTGCCGCCGTGAACGCGATCGCCTGGGGATAAGGCGATGCTCTCGCGCTGGTTCTGGAATGTGCTGATCGCGCTCGATCAACTCGTGAACGCGTTCGCGGGCGGTGATCCTGACGAAACTCTTTCGTCGCGAGCCGCAAAAGCCATGCAGGAGGGTAAGCGGTGGGCTTGCGTGCTCTGCCGTCTGCTCGACTTCATTCAAGCGAATCATTGCCTTCGCTCTCTCGAACCAGACGAGGGAGCGCGCGCAGTCATACCCGACTAGCGCATCACTTACGAGCCGCCTCCGGGCGGCTTTTTCTTTGGATGATCGATGGATTTCAACATTCTCAATGGCTGGCTTCTCGCGGTTGCGTCCGCTGTCGGCGTCGTTATTTGGTGGCTTTTTCGTGCAGTTCACGCGAAATCCGACGCTAACGAAAAGGCGCTTGCCGAATTCAAGCTGCATTGCGCCGAAACCTTCGTCACATCGAACACGCTCGAAAAGGCGCTACAGGGATTGAACGACACATTTAAAGCCGTGTTCGCGAAACTGGATCGAATCGAGGATAAGTTAGATTTGAAGGCCGATAAATGACGATCGCCATCACGCCCGCCCTGCTCGAAACCGCATGCCAGTCGATGACGGTCAACGCCGCGAAATACGCCGCGCCGCTCACCGCCGCATGTGACCGCTACTCGATCAACACGCCGCAACGCCTCGCCGCATTCCTCGCGCAAATCGCGCACGAATCCGGGTCGCTCGGCGCGACGTCCGAATCGTTCGATTACAAAATCCCCTCGCTGATGGCGACGTTCCCGCGCGTGATGACCTACGCCGTCGCGGTGAAGTACGGCCGGCAACCGAACGAGAAGGCGATTCCGCTCGCGCGGCAGCAGCAAATCGCGAACATGGTCTATGCCAACAAGTACGGCAACGGCAACGCGGCGAGCGGCGACGGCTGGAAATATCGCGGCTCGGGTCTCGTGCAAACGACGTTCAAGGCGAACTTTGCGGACGCCGCGAAAGACATCGGCGTCGACATCGTTGCGAACCCTGACCTCGTGCGCAATGACCCGGCAACGGCCGCGCTCGTCGCCGGCTTCTACTGGATCAATCACGGCTTGAACGCACTCGCGGACGCGGGCGAGTTCGACGCCATCACGAAGCGGATCAACCCCGCGATGGTCGGCGCCGATCAGCGGCGCGCGCGATGGGCGAAGGCGAAAGCCGCGCTCGGCATCTAGCATTAACTACCCGGACGAGATACAATCTGCAAAAAACTACCTTAAGGAGTCTGGGGTTGAAAACTTGCAGAAAGTGTCTCGTTCAAAAGCCGCTCACGGACTTCGGAAAATACAGAGATGGCCTTCTGGCGCGGTGCAAGCCGTGCGTCAATGCTGCAAACAAAGCCTATCGCGCGAAGAATTTCGAGCGCTACACCGAGTGGCATCAAAATTGGTCTCGCGAAAATGCCGAGAAGAAAGCCGCGCTCCATCGCGAATGGGTCGCAAAGAACCGCGACAAGAATCGCGAAATAAAGCGCTCTCATTACGAGAGAAATGCCGTCGAGCAGCGCGCAATAAAGAAAGCCTATCGCGAGGCGAATCTGACGAAGATACTTGCGCTGAACGCTCGCCGAAAAGCAGTCGAGGCGCGGGCGACGCCAGCATGGGCCGATCAGCGGTATGTTCGCCTGTTCTACGATATGGCGAAGCTCGACGAAATCAAAACCGGGCGAAAGGTGCATGTCGACCACATCGTTCCCCTGAATCATCGTCTCGTGTGCGGCCTTCACTGTGAGCACAACCTGCAACTGCTCTTTTCCGAAGAGAACATAAAAAAGTCAAATCGGCATTGGCCCGATATGCCTTAACCAACAAGCCCGCTTTGTGCGGGCTTTTTCTTTTCCATGATCAAAAACGAGCACGAAGAAAAAGGCACTATTCATTTCGACATTTGTTATCCAAATCACGCGCCGCGCACCGAGTCGGCGCTGTTCCGCGCGACAAAGCATCACCTGGTGAAAGTGCTCGATACGCCGTGTTGGGTTTGCGGCACGAAGGAAAAGCGCGAGGTTCATCACTTTCACATCGAATGGGCCGACAGCGAAGGCGTCGATTGGGAAAAGATGCGCGCGCTGCATCCCGCGTTCGACTGGTCGACGTTCAAAGAGGCGGCTGATTTCGTGGATTCCGCCTACAACATGCGCGTTCTCTGCGAGAAGCATCACCGCGGCGTGAATCACGGCATTCACATGCTGCCCTATCCGATGTGGATCATGCAGGCGGTTCAGCGCGCCGATTTCGTTTTCTCACCTGACGAGGCTCACTGATGTTCAAAAAACTGCTCGAAGCCGTGACGGGCGCGGACAACCTGACGATTGAACCCGCATACCTATGGTCGGCGGCGGCTGTCGCAATTGGCCTCGGTCTCGAAGTCTTTTCCGTGATCAGCGGCAAGCCCTTTGACATGCAAGCATACGGCATTGGATCTGGTGCGCTTCTCACCGGCCTCGGAATGTCCGCCAAGTTCGGCAAGTAATCCCCCTCCCTCTCGCATCAAACGCCCGCCTCGCGCGGGCTTTTTTTCGTCCACAGGAAACGCATGGCTTCGAATCTGAAATTTTCCGCCGCACTCAAAAACGCGCAACAGAACGCGATCACTTCGACGCTCGGCGCGAGCGCCGTTCTGAACCTGTACAGCGGCACGCAACCGGCAAGCCCCGACACGGCAGTGAGTTCGCAAGTGCTGCTCGCGACTCTCGCTTGCAATGCAACCTTCGCGCCGGCCGCATCGGGTGGCGTGCTCACGCTCAATTCCATCGCCAACGGCACCGGCACGGCCGGCGCTGGCGCAGGCACGGCCGCAACCTGGTATCGCCTCACGACCTCGGGCGGCACCGCGCATATCGACGGCACTGTCGGCACGTCGTCGGCTGATTTGATCCTGACGGGTTCGACGAGCATCGCGACGGGGCAAACCGTGAGCGTGACGGGCGCGACGTACACGAACGCGCAGTAATTAGCACATGGGCGCGCTCTCCGGCTCAAATGCCGTACAGGCGGGCACAGAGACATTCAATCTTAGCTCGCCCGCCCGCACGGATTGGATTCAATTCCCCCAATCGTGGACCGCACCGAACCGTAAGTCGGGCGGCGGCTCCACCTTCGGCCTGCCGACTACGGTCGGCACCGGCACGCTGACAAAAGACAGTTTCAGCGGCATCGGCTACACGATCGCATGGTCGGACGGCACGCCCGCCGCAAGCGGATCGGTCACGCAGGGCATTATCGTCAGTCCGTCGACGCCGGCAGCGGGGCAAGGCATCACGTTCACCGCGCCGGCCGACACGAACACGCGAACGATTGACATATGGTGGGGCACGTATAGCGCGCCCGGCCGGATCGTCGCGCACTTGTCCGACAGTAGCGCGACCGACCTCACGATCAACACGACGGGCAACAGCGGCAACCCGGCGTTTCAGAAAACGACGATCACTTACTCGGCGAATTCTGCCGGGCAAACGCTGACGCTGACGATCACGATCACCGGCCTGCTCGCTAGTTCGGGGCAGGCGTGGTTAGAGGCGGCGGCGTACACGACATCAGCATCGGGCGTGACAGGTAGCGCGGCGAGCACCCAGGCGGCGAACACGTCGAGCGTTTCCGGGGCGGTGAGCGTTTCCGGGAGCGCAGCGAGTACGCAAGCCGCGAACACATCGAGCGGCACCGGTGGCGTGCGCGTATCGGGCGCGGCGTCGAGTTCGCAGGCAAATAGCGGCACGGCGTCGGGTGGAGTGCTCACGTCGGGCGCCGCGGCAAGTTCCCAGGCGAGCAACGCGTCGAGCGCGTCGGGCGGTGTGATCGCATCGGGCGTCGCATCGGGCGCACAGGCGGCGAACACGTCGAGCGCAGCGGGCGCCGTCGCGCTGTCGGGCGCTGCGTCGGGCAATCAATCGCCTAATGCGACCGCTGCGGCCGGCGCGATCGCCATCACCGGCGCAGCGAGCGCGACACAATCGCCCAACACCGGCGCCGGCACCGGATCGAACGGCAGCACCGAATCGATCAACGGCACCGCGATACCGAACAACGCGACGCAAATCATCGACGCAACGGCGGCGGTGTGGACGCTGACCGGCGACGGGCACGCGGCAAAGAACGGCGTCAATCAAGCGACTGGCTCGGCTAGTCCGTACACGCTGCTGCTGTATTGGAACCATGTTGTCTATGGCTACACCGGTACGGAATGGCGCAAGAACACGGCGACACCTTGGACGGTTACGAGCGATCCACGCCCGGCCGCGGCGGTCGGCACTGGCTCGGCAACGCAGGCGCCAGGCGTTTCAAGTGCTATCGGCGGGGTAAGTGTCGGCGGGGGCGCGGCGAGCGCACAGGCGCCCAACGCGGCGGCGGCAAGCGGATCGACGGCGGTCAGCGGATCGGGCGCATCGATTCAGGCGCCAAACACCGGCAACGCTACCGGCGCGGTGATTTCTGTCATCACCGGATCGGCGAGCGCAACGCAGGCGCCGAATTCATCGGCCGCGGTCGGTTTCGTCTCAATCACTGGCGTCGCGTCGTCTGTGCAGCGCTCGAGCACGTCGGCTGCATCGGCTGTCGTCATTGACACAAGCACGCCCGCCCCGATTCGCTTCTCGGTTCCGCTCGAGCGGCGCGTTTGCGCTGTTGCTCGAGATTCGCGTCGACTGACGGTTGCTCGAGAGGCGCGCGCCGCGCGCGTGACCCCTGAATCTCGTCGCGTCATCGTTCCGGCCGAAGTTCGCCGGATCACCGTTTGATCACTGAGGAATCACATGGCTTTTCTCGCACCGCTGCCGGCAAAGGCGCCGGCCGCTGTTCTCGATTATCAGGTCGACTGGTCGGCATGGCTCGCGCAAGGCGAAACCATCTCGAGCGCCGTTGTCTCGAGTGACGCAGGAATCACGGTCAATCCCTCGAGCAAAGCGACAAGCTTCTCGAGCGGCGTCGTGACGTTCTGGCTCGGCGGCGGCACGTCGGGCACGACCTACGCCGTGACCGTGACCGTCACGACCAACTCGCGCACCGACAGTCGGACGATTCAAGTGCCGGTCGGCCCGCGCTTAATCCTGGGGGTTTCACCATGATCGCAGCGCTTGCTTTGCACTGGCGCGCGGCGCTCGTCGCGCTCGTTGCTGCCGCGCTCTGTGCGCTCGGCTGGCATCTCGGCGCGGCGCACGTCTCCGCGCAATGGTCCGCTGAAAAGGTCGCGACCGCCGCCGCCGTCGCGAAGGTTGCGGCGCAACAAGGCGCCGTCACGACGCAGGTTGAAACGAAGGTCGTCACCCGGTTACAGGTGGTTCACGACCAAGGCAAAACCATCACGAAACAGGTCATCAAATATGTTCCGCTTTCTGCTCCCGATTTGCCTTATGGTTTCCGCCTGCTCCACGACGCCGCCGCCGCAGGTGTGCCACTTCCCGACACCGCCGGCAAGCTTGACGGCCCCGCCGTACCTGCCGCAACCGTTGCCGCAACCGTCTCCGACAACTACGCCGGGTGTCGCGCCAATGCCGAAGTGATCAGGGGCTGGCAAGAATGGGCCGACGAGCAAGCGGCGGCGTCAAAGTAGGATCAGTTCGCACCGAGTTCTTTTAGGCACTCGGCGGCGAACTTCTCGCCGGCCCGGTCGAAAAATGCTTGAATCGACCGGATGCCGCCTTTGTTCTCTCTGATCCAATCTATCTTCAGGCGCAACTCCGGCTTGATCGACAGGTTGTATTTTTTCTCCCCTTCTGCGTCGATTATCTCGGGATTTTCCCAAGGGTAGCGGGCGTTTTTTGTCGCCTCGGCGCGCGCTTGCGCCTTTAGCCGCTTGATTTCGGCGAGCGCTTCGATAAGTTGACTTTCCGCCGTTGTTGTTGTGTTCGCGACCTTCATTGCTGCCTCATGACTGTTGGGAGAGGTTGCATAGTACAAACTTGCGCAACTATCCGCAAGGGAGCGCCGCACACTGTGGCGCGACGGACACAGGCGTATTGACGTATGGGCGTATGGATGGCCCGCCATACGTCCATACGCCTTCGCGTATCGCTTGAAGTTCGTGCGCCTCTCCGTTACCCTTCCGGGAAACACAACCGGGAGAGCGCATGACCATCATCGCAGTCGTGATGCAGAAGGGCGGGGTAGGCAAGACTACGGTCGCAACCAATGTCGCCGGTACGCTCGCCATGCAGGGCGGCGCCGTGCGCCTGTACGATGCCAACCCGTATCAAAGCAGCGCGTACCAATGGGGGCAAGTGCGCCTCGATGCAGGCGTGCCGCAGAACCTGAGCGTCGTGCGCGCCGAGCGTAATTACGGGCACGCGGTCATTGCAGACGCGCCGAATTTTGATCACATCGTCATCGACTGCCCGCCGAGCCTCGGCACTGAAAGCGAAGTCGCTGCGGCGGTCGCTGAAATCATCCTGATCCCGCTTGCGATCGGGCAATTCGACGCATGGAGTCTCGCGCAGACGGGGCAACTGATTCGCAGACGGAAAGCGCTGCCGACGCCAGTGCGCGTGATCGCGTTTGTGAACTCCGTTCCACATTACATCAAAGCGGAACTTGAGGAATCGATTGATCTGATCAAAGATATGAGCGAAGAATTCGAGTTAGGGCCAACCCTTATCGATCGCGCCGCATATCGAAGGGCGGCAAAACTCGGGCTTTCGGTGATGGAATTGCCGCCTGACTATCGCGATGGCAAGGCGATCGACGAATTCTGCACACTGATGGCGGGGGTGTTCAATGGCTAATCCTCCGCTCAATCGCAGCATGGTCGACGCCTTTGTCAGTGCGCCGCCAGAAGCCGCGCCGAAGCCCGCGCCCGTTGCACCGCGCGCCGAGCGGCCGGGGTTCAAAGAGCGCGAGGCGATGCAGAAAATGACGGTCAACATGCCGAAAGACTTGTACGAGGAATTGCGCGTGCATATGAAACTGACCGATATGCCGATGTCGGTCGTCCTAGTCGAAGGCGCGCGCCGTGAGCTTGCGCGGCTTCGAAAGCAGGAAGGCTAAGGGCGTCGACCATCCCGCGTCCCTATGCACGGCAGGGCACAAGCCCCTTCGGGCTTGCACCCATCCCGCGCACAGGGAACCCTCGCGGCCGTCGCCTACGGCCTGACGCGCTTCGCTTGCCTCATTGAGAAAGAGAATCAACGTCAACCCAAGCGGCATAAGACCTAGATCAAGAGCAAATGCCCGCAGAGCCGCGCCAGCACTAGGCGTTGCGTCTCATTTTTGAGGCGCGAAGTGATCAAAATTGATTCTTTTTGTGCTCACCGCAATTAGCACTTCGGGAGCCAATTTTGGCGCTGATTGTGACAACAATCTTGCGCACATGGCATCGCTTGTTTATTCTCCACGAAGTGCTCACGGAGAATCGACAATGACAACCAAGTTCCACGGAATGCGCAGGATATGCGACGTCGACACAGGCGACATCATGAATGTCCAGGTGGTCGACAAGAGCGTCGGCGATCGAGGCTTCAAAAAGATTTGGATGGCGCAAATCCTCGATCTGGTCGACGAGGTAGGCAACGCAAAGATGAAGGTGCTCGCCTGGCTGATTGACGAGGCGGACAGCAAGAACCAAGTGCTCGCGACGCTCACCGAGATTGCAGAGGCGACCGACACGAGCCGCGCAACGGTTCAGCGCCTGATGTCCGTGCTGAAGAAAGCAAACGTGATCGCGGAAACGCGCCGCTCGCTCTGGCGCCTGAATCCCGACGTCGTGTTCGCCGGCAGTCACGACAAGCGAATGTCGGTGCTGATCCGCTACAACAACGAGAAGCAAAAAGACCTGTTCGACGAGGCGCCGGAACCTGTAGATGCTCCGGTGCTGCGTCGCGTCGCGTAGGGCACGCTCGCGTTTTAGTCGTTTGGTACCTTCATCGATAAAGGTACCAAGCGGGCAAGCAAGCTTTCACTGCTAATCCCTATTAGCAGTGAAGGATTTAATGCCCGAAATCCCGCTTTGCATGATCGCGCCGCGGGTTCTGGTGCTGTTATGCCGCCGTTTGTTCGCGCGCGAGCGCCAGCAGTCGCGGATCGGCCTTCGTCATCACGTCGAGCAGCAGGCGCTTTTCTTCGAGATACGTCACCGCGAATTTCGGATCGTGCTTCACGATGCTCGATGTGTTGCTGATCAGGTCGGCGCACTTGATCGTTTGAATCCATGCCGGCGCCGCCGCAAGCCGCGCGCGCGCCGCTGCCTTGCGCTCGGCTCGGTTGCCCGTTTCAAGGTCGGAAAGTTTCAGCACGCCCGCGGCAACGATTTCGCCAAACTCCCGAAAAAGCACTTCGGTCGATACGCCCTGATCCTCGATGCAGTCGTGAAGCCATGCGACGGCGATCGCGATTTCGCTGATCAATACCGTTGTCGCGATGCCGGCGACTTCGCCCAGGTGATCAGCGTAGGGGTTGCCGGTGTACTTGCGAACCTGCGTCTTGTGCGCTTCGCGCGCGAAAACCATTGCTTTGAATGCGATGCTCATGTTGCCTCCGGTTGCAGTTCAAGCGCCGACTCCGGGTAAATCTGAACGCTGCCGTGCTCGGTCGAACTCTCGACCGCATAGCCGATCGGCGTGAGGTTCGTCGAGTAGAAGCCGACAACGCGGCCATGCCATTGCGAGCCGCGCGTCTTGCGCACCAAGTCGCCGAGTTTGAATTTGTCGCCTGTCATGCTTTCTCCTGTTGATTAATGAATGTGGTTAGGTTGGTCTTGGTCGGCCAAGGCAATGAGCCATGCACCCGCTTCAGCGCTTCGCTCGATGATTCGCAAATGAACAGATTTTCGGGGCGATCGTCCGCTTTATTGTTGTTGATGCGCAGCACGACCTCACATCGCTTCAGGTCACGCCCAATCGCCGCGCCCGCCACGAGCCGATGACTTCCGACATACTTGCCAACATAGCCGGGGCGCTCGTGCCTCTCGAATTTGTGCCCGGCTGAATCGGAGACATATTCCCCGCCCTTCCAATTTGGGCTGCGCGACTCACGGTAAAAAGCGGTTGAGCATTCTTGTGAGCAGCACGGCTTTTCGCTGCGCTGCCTTTGAGTCGACAGGTTGAGATAGAACATGCGCCCGCAGCAGGTGCAAGCCATCTCTTCGCCGCGCTTCAATCCTTCAGCGGCGCAGTTTTTGGAGCAGTATTTTTGATGCTCGTCCGCGTGCCCGGATTTTTTCGCCAGGAATACCGACCCGCAGGATTGGCACTCTCGATGCTCGGGACGGATGCACTCGCCCAGGAAGCATTCGCGCGAACAGAATTTCGGCCATACGCCATGATCTTGCGACGCGACAAAAGCGGCATCGCAATGTTCACATTTCAGTTCGCGGCGCTCGACTTTCTTGTGCTCGATTCGGCAGGCGTTCGAGCAAAAGCAGGAAGCCTTCGCGCGCGAAGGCGATACCCGATATAGCTTGTCGCAATGTGTGCAGGTCTTTGAGACTGGCATGATTACCGATGCGCCCCGCGGTTAAAGAGCAGGACTAGCGCGAGCGCTGCGGCATATCCGAGCGCGTACATCATCGCAAGCCCCGGATCACTTCGGCGCGCTGCTGAAAACTCTCGCGCTGGCGCCCCGATAGAACGTTGCCCTGATACTCGCGCGCGACGTAACCCGGCCCTCGTGTTGCCTCCGCTGCGCCCCGCATGCGCTGCAACTGCGACTCGTATCCGGTGAGGTTTCCCCAATCGGCTGACGGGCAGATTTGCGGCTCTGCGCTCGTCTGCGCGCTTTTCTGCGCGAACTTCACATAAGAGAATTGGTTGCCGTTCCAGACTTCGCCGCGCTGCGTCAGCATCACGAGCGCGTCGTTCACGAGCTTGCGGTCGACGTCGGGAAAGGCGCTGTAAAACGAGGCGCGCGGGTATGCGGCGCCCTCTTCCATGAAATCTAAAATCTGTTGCGCGCTGATCGACTTCATTGATAAACCCTCTCGTGTTCTGGAACGTGCCTTTCGAGCGCGCGCTGCGTTTCTTCGACTAGATCGTGCTCACTGAAGCCGTAAAACTCTTCGTAGGCTTCGGCGTTATTGATGCCGTGAATCCCTTCGTGCGGGTCGACGTGATGATGGAGACAGACGCCGATCGTTCTATAGTTCGATGACTTGCCCCAACCGCCGCGCCCGAATGCCTGGTGATGAACGATCGCCTGCATGTTCTCGACGTCGTAACCGAGCCGGTTACAGACAGCGCAACCGCGCGCCGCGACGAAGCCCATGTACCGCCTTTCCGCTGCTGGTGTCGCCTTGCTCAATCTGCTATCCCGATGTGATTAATCATACCAGTTCGAATTGCTCAAAGGTAGTATTTGCGGGCAAATTTTTTCGAAGATGCGGGGCGTTTGCGAGGTAGACCGCTTTCGCAAAACCGCGCGGCGTCGCGCTTCGAAAGTTCGCGCGCTCCGGGCCGGGTGCCGCCTTGTGAATGCGGTCATCCGGCTTGCCGAGCGTCGCATCGCGCGCCGGCTCCGGCATGACGAAGCCGCCACCAACGCGCAGGCAGGTCAGTTTCGTGTAGTTGTCGTCCGCGCAATGCGCCGTGTAGTCGCTCGGGTGGAACGTGTGATCGGGCTTGCCGAAAACGCCCGACAGCACGCTCACCGGGTTTTCCCAAAACCAAGGCGCGCCCGATAGCTCGCCGATCGTGCGGCACTGCTCCGCGACCGCTGCGGCCTTCGCCTGAAACATCGGGTCGGCCTTGCGCTTTGTCTCGAACCATCGCGCCCCGCTCACCGCGACGTCGGTGCATGGCGGGAAGCCGGCGACGAATACAACGTTCTCGCTGCGGATTATTTGAGACAGTCGCGGCATCGCGTCGACGATCGTTCCAGCAATGCGCTCTACAAGCCCGTCCGCGCCGCTGGCGCTGTGCTGCGGGTCGACCATGACGACGCGGTATCCGCCCTCGATCCAGTGTTCCGCCATATTCAGCGTAAGGTTGCACAGCAGAATCACGGTTCCTTTGCTCACGTCGCACTCTCCTTTTCCATCCCGCAATACTACCTGAAAATCTCTCTAAGGTAGTATTGAAGGGCGAAATTTTACGCGATTTGCGCGATCAGCGATGCGAACACGTTGCGCGGCTGTGCGGCGAGCAGTTCGCGCAATCGCTTGTTCACTTGCTCTCTCGCCGTTTTATGGCGTTCGAGTCGCTCGGCAGCTTCTTGTGCGTCGATCGCCGCTTCGTTCGTGTCGCTTTTAAGGGCTGCACGCATTGCGCGGCGTCTGTCGTTCCATGACTGGTCGGCTTTGGCGCTGCGACTGGCTGCGGCCTTCAGTTCCCGCCGCTCACGCTGATATTCCGCGTTGTAGCTCGGGGCCGGTTTCTCGACACTTACGCCCGCGCCGAACGTGTAAATTTTCGTCGGGCCGTGCGGTGTGCGAACCCATTCGCTGACGTGAATCACGCCGTCGATGATCGCTTGCTGAATCGATTGCCGCGCCGTCGTGTCGGGAATTGCGAGCGCTTTCATGATGTCGTTTTTACTCGACGAGCCGACGATCTCAAGTTGACGGATTACGCGCTTGTAGGTTGCGCTGCGTTTCTGAACTTCACTCATTTTCATATCCCTTGTTTGCCGGCAGGCGCACGCCGTTCTGCGCGCACCATGCGATCGTGTATTCGAGAAGGCTCGCCATGCGCGCGACGCTCATGTGTGCGCTGCTCTCTCTGATGTTCACAAATTCACCTTCAAGCCCTGGCACGACGTCGGCGCCGCGCCCGGTTGCCATCGAGTGACCGCTGATGAACAGCGTTTTCCATTGCAGCGGCGCGATCACCCGGCCGTGAAACTTCGATTGCTTGGCGACGTTCGTGAACGTGCCGTGTAGCATCGCGTTTTGGGCGAGTGAGCGGGTCGGCGGCTTGATCGTCAACACCCAACCATCGGGAGCGTCGACGAAGGCTTGCGCGGCCCGCTGGCGCGTCGCATCGTTGAGAATTACGGCGACCTCATGCATAGACGCGATGCTCGCCGAGTGACAGGTATGCGATCGTCTCTTCGCGCGCTTCCTCGAACCCTCGGCAAATCGCGACGTAATAGCCCGCGGCCTTCAGTTCGCGAACCATATCCTTTTGCGCTTCGCTCAGTGCGCCGCCCTTCTGGCGCTTCAGTTCGATGTACATGCCGCAATAGATGCCGGCCGGCTTCGCGATGATGATGTCGGGAATGCCCGACGTGACACCCTCTTTCTTCAGTCGCACCGCCGTGCGCAGTGAGCGCTTGCCGCCGTTCGGCACATGAAAGGCGATCAGTTTCGGGAGCGCCGCGCGAACCCATTGAAAGAACATCATTTGCTCGGTCGACTCACTCGGAACGTGCTCGACACCGCGTTTCGCCTCTTTGCTCAAATCTTCTTCTCGCTTCGGATGAATTCGTTCAACTCGCGACGGGCGATTGCTGCCGCCGCGTCGCCCCGCTCTTGCCTGATCCGCTCAACGAGCGCCTTCGCCTTCGCGAAATAGCCCTGGCGCCCGTCTTTTGCTGCGTCGCGGAACCTTTGCCAGCATTCCGCGCGGTGCTGCTCACTCAAAACGGCAACTCGTCTGCGAATTCGAGCGCGAAGGCCGGCGCCGGCTCGACGATCGGGCGGAATGTCATCTTGCGGAACGCGTTGCGCGCTGCGTCGACGTCATCGCGGCAGTAATCCGCGACCGCTTGAATCTGCCCTTGCTGGATCAGCGGCCAAACGTCGGCGCCGCAAAGCCCCTGGGTCTTGCCCTGAATGCCGAGCGCTTTGCACAGGTTGTCGAGCGAGATGTTGTTGCGTGAATCCCAACGAACCATCGTGTCGAAAATGTGTTCGGACCAAGGCGCCGCGCCGAACGGGATGAACGCGGGCGGCTTGATGCCGAGAATCACGGCGCGCTTGTACAGGAAAGGCAGGTCGAACCCGGCGACGTTGTGACCGATGAACACCGGCGTGCGCATGAGTGCCGGCGCGTACAGGTCGGCGATCGCACGAAAGAACTCGGTGAGCAGGTCGCGCTCTGCGTCGGCGTACCGGTTCGACATATCGCGCTTCAATGCGATCGACGGGTGATCATCGATCGCGAAGCCGATCACGGCGATTTGACCTTGCGCGCCGTCGAATGACGTTTTCGCGAGTTTGTCTTGCGCGGTTTCTTCGAGCTTCTCGTCGCGGAAGCGCTCGACCCACATTTCGAGCGCGCGCGCCTTCGACGTGAATTTGATCTGATCGGCGTCCGTCATGCCGATTTCAGCGCATGCGCGCTCTTTGGTCATATCGGACGGCGCTTTGAAGTTCGCGCGCAGGTCGGCGCGGATTTCTTCGATCAACGCCGGGTCGGCGCTTGGAATCGTTTCGATGTCGACAACAATCTCTAATTGGCTCACTTTGCTCTCTCCGAGGTAGTTGTTTTAGCCAAAAAGAGAACGCCGCTAAAGGCGCTCTCTGCTCACCACGTAGTTAGAATACCCTCGCGGTGCGAAACCGTCAAGCGTTTCGTCTCGCACTTTTCAAGATCAGGTCGGCGCCGATCTGAACGCAACGCTCGTCGGTGACGGTTTCGAGAACCGCCATCGAGAGGCGTTGCACTTTGAGCGCAAGCCCGACGCTGTCTTTGCTGACGCCGCCTGTGAGCGATTGGTCTAGCTGGTGGATTGCCGCGCGCATCTCGATCAATGCCTCGGCGCTGTTTTTGGTCTGTTCGGTCATTTATTTCTCGTGTGCGTAGTAGGTGATGCTGTGTTCGAAGGTAATGTCGAAGCGCTGCCAGTCGCCGCCGTTCTGCCTGACCGACACCGTGCGCTCGCGCGGGCCGTCGCCGCCGTCGTCGCTCTGCTCGGCGTATTTCGCGGCGGCTGATTCGGCGTCGAACTCGTGAACGATTGTGAAGTCGCTTTCATCATCGTCGGCGTCGCGCACTTCCCATTTCGGCGGGCACTGGTGCAAGTGAAGCGCAAGCGCGTAAGCTCCGCACTCGCTGCAATATCCGCCGCTCATGACGCGCCCCAAATCGCTTTGTTGAGCGCTGCGTGTGCCGCCAATGCGCGCTCGTCAGTGCGCGAAACGGCGATCGATCCGCCGTATTCGCTGATCAGGGCTTGAAGTGCGGCGAGCAGGTCGGGCGCGGCAGCGATCAGGCGGGCGTTTGCGCGCGTTTCTTCTGCGTCGCGCTCGTGCACGCCCTCATAAATCGGCGTCAGCACATTCGCAACCTTGTAGCGCCCGCCGAGCCGCGTGCCGCGAATTCGCACGTATGGCTTATGGCATTCTTCCGGCAACGTCGTCCACGGCCCCGGCGTATGTTTCGCGCTCATTGTCCGGTGCTCCCAAAGCCGCCCGCGCCGCGCGCGGTGTCGCTGAGTTCGTCGACTTCCTCGATCTGAACGACCGGCAGCGCGACGATCATTGCTTGCGCGATGCGCTCGCCGTGCCCGACGTCAAGATTCCCGTATGTGTCGGCCGTCAGCTTCACCATTACTTCGCCGCGGTAATCGCTGTCGATCACGCCGACGCAATTTGAGAGTCGGACATCGTGCTTGAATCCGTGTCCGCTGCGGCTGTAGACCAACATCACATGACCGGGCGGGATTTCGAACGACAATCCGGTGCTGAACACTGCGGACACGTTCGCAACGTCGCACACATATCCCGGCTCAATCGCATGCAGGTCGAAGCACGCCGCGCCATCGGTCGCGAACTTCGGGATAATTGCGCGCCCGTCGAGGCGCTTGATTTTGAGTTTCATGCGGTCTCCTACTACCCTGGCGCGCGGGGCGCCAAGGCATCGATTGAAAGGTATTTGTTAGAAAGGAATATCGTCGTCCATCTCGTCGAACCCGCCGCCGCTCGGCGGTTGCTGGCGGGCCGGTGCGGCGCGCTGGTTGGTGCGCTGCTGACGCGGGGCGCCGGTGCTCGGGTTGCTGCGCTGCTCGCCCTGGTTGTCTTGACGCGACCCGAGCATTTGCAACTGATCGACGCGCAGTTCGACGACGTATTTCGTCGTGCCGTCTTTCGCCTCGTATGTGCGGGTTTGAATTTTGCCTTCGACGAGAACCGGCGCGCCCTTCTTCAGGTATTCGGCGGCAACTTCAGCGAGGCGCTTGAACGCCACGCAGGAAAACCATTCGCTTCGTTCCTGCTGCTCTCCGTTCGCGTTTTTCCAGCGCTCTGACACTGCGACGCGAAAGTTCGTCACGGCGTCGCCATTGGTCAAGTACCGCGTTTCCGGGTCAGCGCCCAAATTTCCAACAATCAAAATCTTCTGATAGCTTGCCATTTCATTTCCTTTCGCTGGTGGTTGAGGCGCGCGCGAGGCGCGCCGGGTGTCTGGTTATGCGTCTGCGGGTTCCGGCTGTTCGGCCGGCTTGGTGTGCTCGGCGATCACTTCATCTTTCGCGGTCTTGAACTGTTCGAACGCGTCGCTATCGTTCAGTTCGACCGCATGCGTGCGCGCTGCGTTGAATGCTGCTTTGAGCGCGTCGCCAGTCTTGGCGCCTTTGATCGCGGCAAGGTGACGTTTCACGTCGGCCGGTTTCATCGCTTGCGGCTTCTGTTCCTGCTGCGCGCGCTGACCGACGCCCGATGCGGCGTTGCCGTCGTCGTCATCCTGATACAAGCCCGTAATCGCTGCGAGCGAGTAACGGCGCATGTAGGTGATCGCCGAGCCGACGCCTTGCGGGTCCGACTTCTGAAGCGGCGTTACAGCCGTATCCTCGATCCATTCGCCCGACTCGTGAATCAAGCGCGTCGTCAGGTGGAGCTTGCCATCGTCAGACGGCGACGGGGACTGGATGAAAATGATTCCGGCGTCGTTCAGCGGGCCTTTCACGGCGTCGATCACGCCGGGCAAGTCGGCATACTTGCTCTTGAAGTGCGGATTTGAGGCGTCCTTCGTCGCGAAGCGGATCGCGCGCTGTGCTGCCAGAAGGGCCGGGGCGATTTTGCTGATGCTTTCACTGGTTTTCATTTTCGCTCTCTCCGTTGAGTTCGAGATATTGCTGTTCCTGTTCTTCGAGGTATTGCTGCACTTCGCGGTCGTCGTCGTTCATGCGATCCACCTTGCGGCCATGTATCCGAGAAACACGCCGTATCCGATCGCGACCGACCAATCAAAGGCGCGCGCGCTCATGCCGACACCTGGGCGAAGAAAGCCGCCATGCGGGCGAGGATTTCGATTTGCTTTTCGATTTCTGCGGCGCGCTCTTGCTGCTGGCGCAGATAAACGAGGTTCGAGCGCGAAGGGTTGCCCTTGTCTTGCTCGATCAGGAGATTCGCGACTGCGACGCCGCTCTCGGCGCTGAAGCGCGCGGCTTCAATGAGTGCTTTGAATTGCGGGAGGGATTTGGCTTGGATCATGATCGTGTTTCCTTTCGCTGGTTGGTCGTTGTGTTTCGCTGCTATGGGATGAATCATACCATGCCGAGATTTGACGTCAAGCGTTTTATCTCGACAGGGTAGTAAATTAGCTCGGCAAAAACCCTAACTCGGTGAAACGCTCTTTCAGCGCTGCGTATGCTCCCGCTTCGAGCGCGTGAACGGCGCGCTGAACCTTGTGCGCGAGGCGCCAAACGCTCGGTTGCGATACGCCGTGATCCTTCGCTATCTGCACCGTCGAAGGCATGTACGCCTCGCCGTGAATGAACTCGCGATTGATCAAGGCTTCGAGCAGGTCTTTCTTCGCGTGCATGTGGCCGAAATTGAACTTGAGCAGCGCGAGCGCGTGCGCGTGCTTCTGATCGCCGTCGTCGGCCTTCGCGGCAGTCCAGCGGCGCCCTTCGTACCGCCGAAGCGTGCCGGGGTCGCGGTGATAGCGCGCGACGATCGCGGCGCGCTCAATGGCGCTCAACGTCGCGTCGATCGCCTGCATAGCCCAGGCGGCGTCGGTAATGCGATCAGTCCATTCGACTTTGCCGGTGACTGTGCTGCGCGCGACAGATTCGCTGTAACCGGGAACCTTGACGGCCTCGATCAGAGCGAGCGTTTCGAAAATGCTTTCGAGCGCTCGGTGTACGCTTGTAAAGACGCCCATTCGTTGCACCGCGCCCGCATCACTCGTTGTTTCGCGCATATCGTGTCACCCAGGAAATCAAATTTGCCAATCGACCAAACGCATTGCTTGCAGGTCGGGTTTTTCTCTTCGCGCTCGATCAAGATCACGAGCGGATCGCGCGCGTCGCCGCGCCTAGACCAATTCGCCATATCGCCGCTCAAACCGATCGGTTAGTGCCGCGAATGCCTTCTTCTCAATTTCAGCTAGAATCGCCTCGGCTTTTTTCGTCGCTCGTGCGACCGAAGCGTGCGACGTTCCCATTCGAGCAGCGAGCGCTCTCATTACCTCCTGAGTCGGCAACCCTTCATCGCAAAGCCTCGCGACGACCGCATGAGACAGTGCGGGGCTTGGGTGAAACTTCGGGGCAACCTTCATGAAGTCGGCCAATACTGCCGCGCGATCACCATCCTTGCGACCACGGAAAAACTTGGCGAACAGGTAGTTCTTTTGCAAATCTTCTAGTCCGTCGACCAATACGAAAACTTCATGCGCCTCGATTGCCTTGTCGACCCTTTTCGAAACGCGCCAAACATGGCTTGTTTTGTAGTCGCCCCATTGATATTGCGAGCAGACGCCCGCCGCCGCAATCGTTAGAACTTCAAACGCCTCTTCCAAAACTTTCCCGAGCATTACGCAAACTCCGTGCTGAAAAGGTCAGGCGCGCACGCGACGAGCTTGCATGTGCGCCGCGTGATCGGGTCTTTTATCCTGGCGCCCGGCTCGATCACAGCGCCCGTCGCGAGCAGTTCGTTCACGCGGCCCGTCACCGACTGGATCGGCAGGCGCAGCGCGCGCGAGATTGCGTTGCGCGTCACGCTCGCCGGGTAGATCGTCCGCAGGAAGCGCTCGACGGCGATGCGCTGGCGGTCGGCCTTGCCTTCGGCCCGGTGCTCGTCGAGTGCTTGCGTGCTGGTCGATGCGGTCATTTCGAGCCTATGCCGGTTGAATATCTACGGGTGATTTTAACGCCTTTACGCTCTCAAAGGTAGTATTTCCAGACAAATATTTCGTCGACTCGGTGAGCGCGATGCGCGGTGTGTTCGATCCGCCACTGAGCACGGCTTGCGCCTTCCGGGCGTCGCCAATGAGCAGCGGCGGCGCAACGGGATAGCCCTGGCGCGCGTTGTAATCCTCGGGAGCGCCGATCAGCCGCGCCGGATAGGGCGGAACCTCGCCGCGCACCTTGTAGCCCTTGTACCGCGTCACGAACTCGTTTTGCGTGAACGGGTATTGATCGGAATCGACCCGGCAGAGCTTGATCCAGCCGCCCATATCCTCGACGACGCGGTGAATGAGCGGATCGTCGAACACGACCGAATACTGATCGCCGCGCGTGCGGATCGCGTAATCGACCGCCGACCATGCGATGTTGGCCGAATCCTTCGTCGACCCTTGCAGCATTTTCACGATGTCGGCGGGCTTCGGGCACCATTGCCCCGAATCCGGGTTCATCGCGTGCTGACCGACGGCGCGCTCGACCGCGGCAATGTCGAACGGGTCCATCGCCATCGTCCAGACCTTCAACGCGAAGTCGGAAAAATCCTGACGATAGAACGCATGCACGTCCGCGAGGACGGCAGCAAGGCGAAGTTGGTCATTCTGTTTCATCGTCGATCCCCTTTGCGGCCTCTTCGGCCTGAATGCGCGCCGCGAATCGCTCGACGACCGCGCGGTTATTGCGTTCGAGTTGTTCCTGCTTGCTCACGTACCCGCCCGCCTGCTGGCGCGGCCCTGCTGACCGCTGAACCTGTTGCGCAAGGTCGAATGTGCTTTGATTCCCGCCTTGCCTGCTTTGGATCATGTCGGCATTGAAGCCAGCAAACCCGCGCGCAGCGCAATGTTCGATAGCCTCGTTGAGCGAAACGCCGGCCTTTTCCGCCTCGCTCACCGTGCGCTGAAACGCGGTCAGTGTGTTCGGCAGGCGCTTCTTTGCTCTTGCTGCGAACCAGTCGGTGATGTGCTGATCATCAACGCCTCGATCGGCGAGCCATTTGCGCGCATCGAAGCGCGAAGCGCTAGCGCTCGAAGAGCGCGCAGTGTCTTTGTCTTTGGTTACTGGTTCTTGGTTATTGGTTCTTGGTTCTTGGTTAGCTTGTGATCCGGTTTCGTCTGGGTTCCGCATGGCATCCGGATAGGAACCGGATAGGAACCCGCTGGGTTTTTCTGGGTTCTGATTAGCTTTCTTCGGGCGACCGCCCTTTTTCCCGTTCTCCCTTGCCACGTCTGCCTTTGCGTGATATTCGGCAATTTCAGCGTCGCACCGCGCGTGATGGTAGCCGTCGTCTTTGAGAGTGAACTTGTCGTCGAGCAATTCTTGTACGATCGCGCGCTGTTCATCGCCGCGAGCGCCGATTTTCTTGCATACGGCGTTCAGGTCGGCCGGCAACGGCTGCTCGGTGTCGTAATACACCTCGATCATGTCGCGGTATATCCAGCGCTCAAGCTGCGACAGGCGCACGGTCCCGGCGTTGAAGTCGCCGATGTGGTGAGGGTAGTAATTCACGCGCCCGCCCTTGCCGCTTCGAAAGCCTGGCGTTCCAATTCTTCCTGGTGTTCGCGGTAGTTGATCGCGTTGCACAGCGTGTCGAGGTCGACGGCGACGCCGAGCGACATAAAAATCCCGTACTGAAGCACGCGAGCGCTTGCATACGAGAGGTTCTTTTGTCCGATGCGCACCATCTCAAAGCCCCTGTAGCTCACGCCTGCGGCCTCGCAGATTGCCATCATGACGGCCGTCCCGGCTTGCTTCCAGACCCGGTGAGCGGTCAGCGCCGGCAGCGCTCGAATCTGCGCGTCGAACTCCGCGGGAACGCCGTACATATTCTTTTGGACTTGCATGTGTCGCCTCTCTCCGGTAGTCAGTGAAGAGAGTATAGCCACCCGCAGGAGAGTATGCAAGCACAAAATGAGATTGGACGATTCGAACGGGCGCTCTAATGGTGCGACATAACGCGCAATTGCGTTTGCGGTTGACGTATCAAAGTGATATTGTCCATCTCATAGCGGAACACAACCAAAACACACATTTGCTCACCGGACGACAGAAAATGGACATTTCAGAGATTCGATACAAGAACTTCGAACACCTGTTCGAACAGTTTAAGGAAGAAACTCGGAGAGTCGATCCGGGTGCGCCTGATAAGGGCATGCTCAAGTTGTTCGGTGCTCGCCTGGGGATACGCGAGGCGTATATGTCCCACATCAAGACCAAGTTTAAGAACATCGGCCCGACGACGGCCCGGCAGATCGAGCAAGCTCTAGGCTTGGCGCATGGCTGGATGGATCAGCAGCACGGCAAGAAGCGAGCGACCGAGCCGGCGCCCGCGCCCGCTCCGCAAGCAGGCGTCGCAGCACCGGCAGAAATTCCCGAAACGACCGACGCCGACGAAATCGAGTTTCTTGAGAACGCGATCCTGCTCTATCGCAAAGACCCGCTCGGCGCACAGAACGCCTTGCTGCGCGTGATGGCGTCCAAGTTTAAGTAAGTGGACGCCTAACACAAAACGGCCGGTATGTGTTACCTGTTGCATTTAACAAAACGTAATTTAAACTTACACATTTTTTCGTCGTATGGACTGCGGAAAGGTATGATTCATCTCGTCGGCACCAATTTCAGCCGATGCGATCCGATCCCCAGGAACAAGAAAATGTTGAGCGAGCAAAACGAAGCTGTACGGGACCAATCCCAACTCCGCGCGCCGATCGAGGCGCCGGGCGTCATGGGTGAGGCGGAATTTCTCGCAGCGGTGAAGCAGTTGAGTCACAGCGAACGGATGGAGTTTTTGCGTTGCATGAATACGACGCATTGAATTTTGGTGCGAAACATCTCTCTAGGGTATTGACAGGGATGAATAGCTAAACTACAATTCATATATGTCGCGGTAATCCGCAAGCAGCAAGTCTCTCCGAAGCAGTGATTGAAGGGCGCCCAGGGTCAAACCTCGGCGCCCTTTCTTTTTGCCGCTCGCAAACACAAGTCGAGAGTTCAAATCTCGCCGCCTGATCGGCGTAACCGGTCCCTTCGGGTGTCGCTGCCTCTTCTGGCGCGCAATGCGACGAATACCGCCTTTCTCGTGCCCTCTCTCCCGCGCGAACGGCGGTGAGGCGCGACACCCGAAGGCCAAGCGTCAAGCGGAATTCCCCGCCGCTCGATGCGCCAAACATACGCGATCGCGTGAACCAAGCGTCAAAAGACGAAAGCCGCTCAACGGAGCGGCGCGGCGGATCAGGTTGCCACCTATGATCCAATGCCAACAGTCGGAAGCCCGATCCAGCGGACGGGCAAACCGAATTATCCGAGCGCCTTCTTCGCGCGCGCCTGTAGCGTGCGTATAGCTTCGGGATTGCCGGCGAGGTCATCGCCCCACGAAACGAGCGCCCTTGCAATTGCGTGGAATTCCTTCGCATTTGCAAGCGCGTTTCTCTTGTCGATCATGCGCTGCTGCGGCTTTCGCGGCTTGCGCTCGATGGTCGCCAGTGCTTCGGCAAGCTCTGCGGCGCCACGCTCTTTCAGCGCGTTCTCGAAGTGCTCGCGCGTGCGTCGCGCGTAATCTCCCGGCGAGCCGATCACCTTGCGGTGAAGCTCGACGAGCAGGTGTTTCGGCAAGGATTCAAGTTCCGGTCGTTTCATCTCAGTCGTCCATACGGGCAAAGTGACGGTCGGCCTGCGCTTCGTCACGAGCGGCGCGGCGTTCTTCGTCTGTCATCTCTTCATCGTCGTAATTGTCGCACTCAAAGTCGTCGTAGTAGTGGAGCATTTCGGGCCTCGCGGTGTTGGTTGGTATGTACGAATCATACCGTCGAGGTAGTGCAACAGTCAATAGAATATCTCGCTGTTATTCGATAGGGGAAATCCTGATGCTTTTCGCCCTTCTGAAATCTCCCGAAGATATGATAATATGGCTACTGCACTATGCGGGATATGGAACGACGGGCGGTGTGCCCTTCGGCCATGACCTGCATCTCACACCGTGCCGGGGAGTCATACGACGATGAAACAAGAACGCATCTATGCGCAAATCACCCACGAGGTAGTTCGCCAGTGGCAAATCGACACCGGGCGCCAGGCTGCGCCGGCCTGGGTGAACGAAAGCCCGCATTACCGTGAGGCGTTTTCCGGCCTGATCCATCAGGTGATGACGGGCGCGCTCGACCCTGAAACGCTCGCGGATTCGCTAGGTTCGGCCGGCCGAATCGCGATGCCGGTTCTGCTGGCGATCATGCCGGGCGTCGACGAAGAGACCGGCGACGTGTTCGAGCCGGATCGCAAGCCGGGATACAACGAGCGCGACCTGATGCGCGCCGCGCCGCACAAGCGCGAGGCACAGAAGCCGGGCGAAGTCGTGAAGGTGACGGTATGAAGCACGCGAAACAGTTCGTGATCGGCTTCGGTATTGGCGCGCTTTGGCTCGGTCTCGCGACCGCCCTTGCATATCCAATCGTGACGATCCTGCATTGATCATGGGGCGAAGCGTCGAGCGTGAATGCGCGGGTGACGGCTTGACCGTTCCGCCGTTGCCCCGGCGATAAGGTCGCGCACCGCTCGCGCTTCGCCCCTACCTACCGGAGAGAGAAATGAAAGTTTGGGATAAAGCCTATTGGGCGGCAAATGGCGCGCTGCTCAGTACGTTCGTCGACGCGCTCATTCACGGCGACAAGACCAAATGCGCGATCTATGGCGCTGTCGTGACCCTGGCGGTGTTCATCGAGTTCGTGAAATGGGCGGCGCCGCGGAGTGTGCGATGAAAAAGACGAAATGGTTTCCGGCGAACGTCAAGCCGGCGCGGGAAGGCGTCTATCAGCGCAAATACTCGTGGGGCGTGGATTACGCCTACTTCAACGGGCGCGATTGGGGTGTGAGTGAGGATACGACGGAAGGCGCCTTTCTTTGGCGAAACACTCTATCCGCTATGGAGTGCAAGTGGCGCGGCCTCACTGCTCCCGCGAAGTAACGCAACAGCCGGTGAGATTCCGGCTGGCTCATACATGACGTACCCAAACGGCTAAGGGAGCGGTCCGCAAAACCGCTTGCTACTGGTTCGAATCCAGTCGTCATGTATGAGAGTCAAGCGCAGTGCGGCGGAAGGTGCGCCGTGTTGCGTCGGGTTGCGAGCACGCGGCCGCTCTCGCCAATGAGAAAAGCCCCTTTCGGGGCTGTTGGTTAGGCGAGAACTTCGATTGTTCGGTAGTTGATGCTGCTCGCCCCGATATACGGGCGGTACGTCTCGACCCACTCCATCGCGCTCGCGCGATCATCGAAGTATTCGTCGGCGTAGTTGTATTGCCACCCTTCCAGCGTCCGCACATCTATGGCCCATTTGATCGTCAGTTCGCGCATGTTCGTTCTCTCCGGTGTGTTCGTTGCTGCGATGTGTGAATCATACCCTCACGAGATTTAACAGTCAACAAGTATTTTCGCTGTTCGGAGAAAAGCCTGATGCTCAAAATTGCCGCCCTTCTCGCGTGCTGTGCGCTGACCTTGCCGGCGCATGCCGCCGACACTCTGCGCGACGGTGATCAGCACGAGTTGCCGACTCACAAATCGATGCTGCAATGGCACGACACGCTCGATGTGATCGAGGATGCGCAACGCGGCGTCGTTTGCTACGTGGCGCGCCAGAACGACAGCCATGCGCTTCAAATGCAATGCCTGAAGGTGAAGCCATGAAAGACGAAGCCGGGTTCTCGCTGCTGGTCGACACGACGGGCGCGCCTAGTTGCATGAAAGCAGAGCGCTCGCTGTGCGACTACGAACGCGAGTACATGCCGATCTTCCCGGTCCTCCCCGACTGGCAACAGCGCGCGATGGAGGAAAAGGCGGAACTCGACGCACGGCTCGACAAGCTCTGTGATTTCTTCGGGACCGCGGCATATCGCCAACTAGTCGACATCGAGCGGCACTTGCTCTCGAAGCAGTTGGAATACATGCGCGATTACGCCCATATCCTGGGGATTCGCATCGCGAGGTTCGGGTGAGGCGAATCGCTATCTTGGGTCAGGTGGGCGTCGGCCTGCTGCTCGCGCGGGAACTGATGCGGTGCGGCGAGACTGTAGAACTCGTGAGTGACGACAGAAGGTCGCAATTCGATCCGCTCGCGCCATGCGTGTATCGTGAGCCGGGAAAGCGCACCGCGCAATGGAAACAGGAAACGAGGCGCTATGGACGACGCTGAAGTGCTGATGAAACCCGCGACAACGCTCGATGACGTGCTGAAAGAGGTGCGGGAACTGCGCGAGGAAGTGCGGAAGTATCAGAGCCGAGTGAGCGCGTTCGAGGCGATTGAGAGCGCGAGAGAGGGATTGCGACGGATTGGTGCGATTGAATGAATGACGCGCTGAGACAGGCGATTCGCTACCGGGTCACTAATTACCCCCGCGCGCCCGCGAAACAACCGCACGACGCGCGCGAGGTCAAATGCTGGTACTGCTCGCGCCCGCACTTGGTCGGGGCGCGCTGCTGCTCTCCTGGCGACGTGCGGGGCTAGGCTTCGAGAATCTTGATTATCTTTTCCGCTGTCGCCTTCGATTTCACGTCAGTCCAGCGATAGACCTGATGCAGTGTGTCGAGCGTGCGAACCTGAACCTTTCCGTTCCACAGGCGATATTGCTTGTTGTTTTCGAGAGTGACCGTTTTCATCACTTGCTCCAATGCTTGATGTATCGGAAGGCGTCAAGGGCGGCGAAGCCCTGGGCGCGCAGGTAGCGATAGTACGCGAGGCGCCCGATTTGCTTCTGCTCCCATTGTGCCTCGGGCGACTCGTTGAGCCAGTAGTTGATCGATTCGCGGTTCATTGCGCACCCCAGGCGGCGAAAGCTGCGCGCTGTGCGTCGGTCCATTTCGGCTCGTGATTGCCGCGAACGCCGATCTGACGCGCGGTGATGTTCACGAAGTCGCTGTCGGCGTCGCCGCGAACGGTCGCGATCGTGAGGCCAAGGCCGGTTGCGCGGGTCAATGCGCGGTCGAAGTTTTCGATGTGGATGCGAATTTCGTTCATTTTCTCTCTCCGGTTGGTGCGCTTCGTTCAGCGCATGAGATGAATACTACCGGCGAGAGATAGAACAGTCAACAAGTATTTTCGCTGTTAGTTCAACATTTGCCCGGTGCGCCGATCCCAACGCTGAATCTTGTAGATTCGGTTGCAGTCGTCGCCGGTGCAAATGCCGGGAATGCTCTGAATGCGCTTCGACGCATAGCGCTCGTTCGCTGCGGAAATTTCCCGGTCTTGCTTCTCCTGCGCGATGTTGCGGCAAGCGCGCTGCCCGCCCGACCAAATGACGCCATCGGGGCATTTCTCGTCAGGCGGCGCAAGAATGTATGCCTGCGCGCTGATCGATGCGAAGGCGAGTGCTGCGGCGATTATCGTTTTCATGGTCTCTCTCGTGATGCCCTGTCGGGCGTGGATTCGATTCTAGGAGAATTGCTGATGCTTCGAAAGCTCGCCGCTCTGCTCGTAGCCGCGGCTGTTGCCCTGGTGCAAATCAACGCCCGACACGCAAAACGGCCCGCCAGCCGGACGGATGACGAGCACATGACGCAGAGTATCGGTTAGCTATCGCGAGCGGCAAGACGCGCCCATACCGCGCGCTTTGTCTCGTCGCTCAGTTGCACCCAGGTCTGAACTTCCTCGGCAGTGCGCCCGCAACCCTTGCACACTGCGTCGAAGAGAGTCGAGCACACGCCGATGCACGGCGAGTCGGTCAGTTCGTGGAGATTCATGCGCCGAATGCCTCGCGAGCGGCTTTCCAGCGCTGGCCGGGCGTCGATGCCGGCGTTGCTGCTGCCGCTTCCTCCGCGCGCATCGCCTTCCAGCGTTCGAGCGAATCAATCGCCTCTTGCACGTCTTTTTCGAGGCTCTTGTGCTGCCGACCGCCAGCGAACGCGATTTTCTTGAACGCGTGTTGCAGACACGGATCGGTGATGTTCAGGATCAGGATCAGGCGATACGCGTCGACGTGATCGAACGGGCACGGCTTAAAATAGTGGTTGTGTGCGGTCATTTCTGTTCCGTTGCGGGAATGGGGGCGGCGACGAGATGAATATTCAGAACGCCTTCTGTGTCAAACCAAACTCTGTTGATCAACGCTTCGGTTTCCCCATGCAATCGAACCGATGGAATTGACCGAGCCTCCTGCCCGCTCACAGTGCGGCGTGCTGCTTGAGCGTCGATGTGCTGCATGACCCGCTGCGCAATTTCATATTCCATGAACAGCCCGAATTCGTTGCCGATCGCGTCGCGCAAATCTTGTACTCGTGCGTCTTTCATTTCTTCCCCTTGTCAGCGGCTAGGATTGCGCGGGCGAACGGCAGTATGTGACCCGGCTCCGCGTCTCCGGGTTCTTCGGTGTAGTGGTCTTGGAAAATCTCGATAATCTGTTCATCCGTCAGCGCCGCATCCTTTTCGGCGTCCGCACGCTCAGGCGTAGGGGCTGCGGCTTCACCAAGAATGGTGCGAACTCGTCTTACTGTTTCGAGGCAGACTTTATCGAATCCATCGTTGGCGACGTCGATCAGCACGCCCTCAAGTTCGTAGCCGAGCATTCTCAAATCCGGCTGCGCCTCACGCGGTGCAGGAACCGGAACAAAGTCCTCCATAGCGTCGATCATTCCGGAACCATAAGACGCACGCGGGGCGATAGGGGCGGCGAATACCGTGCGCTTCTCAAAAAGCCACGGATGCAAGCTGTCGAATGCGCATTTGGAGTAATCCCGAAACCTGCCTTCCTCTTCCTGAAGGCTTCTCGCTTGATAGATTGGCTCGCGCTCGTCCGCAATATGGTTGTCTTTCATCACGAACCGTCCGCCAGCGACAGCCGCTGCGTGTTCAGCGCGGCACTCGGGCGAATGGTTCGCGTCCGTCGCACCGCAATTCATGCCAGTGCAGCGAGGTAATAAAAAATGGTCATCGGTGTGCATTTTCGGTTCCTTCCGGTTGGTTGTTATTCGAATGATCCTGCTATGGGAGTAATACTACATCCACAGTATCACTTGTGCAAGCGGAAAATTGCTATCTGCGAACGGTCATGCATAACTCTTGATGACGCTTGTTCGTCGCTTCATATCCGATCAGGTCAGCTTGCATCCATGCGGGTGTTTCGCCGCGCGTCGTCTTGCGGTCGATGGCATCCCGGAGAGCCTCGCCTTCGAGCAGGGTATAGCGGACGCGCGAATCGTTTTTCGTGCGGTTCTCGCGCCACACGATTCCGCGGTCGACGAGAGAGTGGAGGGTATCGCGCACAGAAGCGCGCGGACGATCGGCGAGCAGGGCCATCACCTGGTCTTGCGTGTACTCGCGATTCTCTTCCATCGCAGCGATCAGCTCGTCATGCGATACGGTTTCCGGCTGGCGGTTGGCGACGAAGGCGATGTTTTTCATGAGTGGAGTCGATCGAGTGTTGCGTTAAGCAGATCCAGTTCCGTGCACTTCAAGATGCGCAGATACGTCTGATCGCCGTGAATGCCGTTCGGACCTTGATGGCAATCGTCATGGCAAAGGGGCAGCACGAGGAAGTTACCGGCCCGCTGCGCGCCACCTTGGCCCGTTCTGATGTGATGGACGTCGGTCTTGCTCTCCTGGCGACGGTCGAGCAGGTAGCAGCAGATACACGACATGCCGGCGACGCGGCCCATGTAGTCGCTTTCGCGCTTCGTGGCTCGCCGCTTCATGCGCTCGCCCGGATTAACTGCGCGAACGGATTGCCCTGCATCGATTTCGCCCAGCGCCGCGCCTTCTCGATGGCCTTGTTCTTCTCGTAGTGGCGAGCATGTCGCAACTTGGCGCATGTCCGCTTCGACGGCTTCGGCTTATCCTTGCCTTCGCCAGCCTTCCAGATCGCCATGACGCGGCCGCGATCATTGATCTTGTGATGCCAGCCAGCGATGTGGATCAGCCCGTCGGCGTGCATCGCGCGCATTGCCCTGCGCACGGTATCCTGGTGGAGCCCCATCACGTCGGCAAGGTCGATTCCCGTCATGCCTTTTTGCAGCAGATCCAGCATCACGCGCCAGTTGTCATAGCGCTTCGATTCGGGGTTGAGACTGCATCCTGTGTTGCTCATGCTGCCAATTCCTCCATGCCTGGATCTGCTGCGATCCGAATGTCGTTGTCTGCCGCCCAAGAAAGCGTGTACTCGAGCAAACTGTTCAAGCGTTTAACGCCCATCTGCGCCGTGCTCTCTCTGATGTTGACCCACTCTCCTTCGAGCCCCGGAACCATGTCAGCGCCGATTCCGGTAGCGACCGCATGCGCAGATACCAGCAGCGTTTTCCATTGGATGGCCGTCAGGCGCCGGCCGTGAAACTCGGCTTGCTTCGCGATCTGCGAGAACAGGCTGTGCAGCATCGCGTTCTGGCGCACGGTGCGCGTAGGCTCCTGGAGCACGAGAACATGGCCGTCGGGGCGGCTGTGTACCGCGTCGGCTGCCATGCGGCGATTTGCGCGATTGAGGAAGATCGTGGTCTTGTCGCTCATGACGCCATCACCATGACTGTGCATTCGCCACCTTTGACGATCGGTCCGCGCTTCACATGCAGTTCGTCGATCTGCTCGTCGTCATCGAATAGGCCGGCGTGTTCCAGCGCGTCGTTCAGCGCCTTCAGACGGTTGTCGAGGTCTGCTGCACGTCTATCGCGCATCGACAGCTTGACGGCCATGAACAGGCGCGCAGAGCCGAATTTGATAGCGTTGTGTTCGGCGACGATCTCGGCAACCTTCTGGCGAAAGTCTTTGCCTTCCTGGCTGATGTACATGCCCTTGGGTGACTTCCTCCAATACGAATTGACGGAGGGCGGCAGGGGCAGCGTCAGAAACTGCGCGAGCCCGGATAATTCGTTTTGGCCTGTCATGCTTTTTTATCGCTTTTTATGTATTTCCAGATTTCCGCTTTCGCCGTCTCGGCCGCGGCATCACCGGCCTTCGATCTCACGCGCTCGACGATCGCGCTGGCCTTTCCGTACTGGCCGCGTCGACCGTCTCGCACTGCCTCCATGAACGACGCCAGGCATTCGGCGGCCTTCATGTCAGCACCAGCAGATGCGCGAGTAGTCCACCGTCCTGCGGATCACGTAGTGGCGCAGCAGGGGAGCGAGCCACG